CTTAATACCGTCTTTGAGCCTAGTACCGTATGTCTCGGTGTCCATTTTACAATTAACAAACTCTTCAATAAAATCCTCCAGGTTATCACGATTGTTTCCTGTGTTCAGCCACCTAAGATTTGGATCTATCTTTATGGTATATTCATCATCCGCATTTTTAGTAACCTTCACAGAATCCTTTGATATATTTAGCTCGTTATCCATCTTTCCGAACCTGTCACAGAATGATATAGTTATCGAGTTATCTCCATCCTTTGTCACCAATATTTTACCGGTGGGCGGGGTAGATTCGGTATCCATAAAAGACTCCGCTGATATCTCATATCCATCATCCATGATGTTCTTCACATCAGGAACTTCATATGCAACTACTTCGCTTTCGCTTTCATTTATGGAAAATTCATTAAATTTTAAAATTCTCATAGTTATCTATATTTCACGTCGTTACCAAAATAAACGGTAATGTCGAAGTTTTTAGGATCAGTCGATTTGTTCATATTGATCTCTAATTTGTCAGGGTATGTTGGAATAGCGCTATCATGAACTTCGGTCTTTATCTGACCATAATCTACGGTTTTACCGGGGATCAAATCAATATCAAACTCTTTAGATCCATTAGGATAATCATCAACAGTAAACTCAAATTCTATCGAATTAACGTTGAATATTAGGCTGTCTATGCCTCCTCTTTTTATAATTAGATCAACGGAGTATTCTATAAAGGCTTTACAATCGGAGAGTTCCTCATATTCCTCAGGTTTACCGAAAATATCAATATCGACATATTTCATATCAATACCAAATGAATAGTCATTTGAGTTACCCCCTTTTCTTGAGTTACCTGAGAATGCAGTATAGTCGTATATTCTTGACATTTATTTTCTTTTATTCTATATATCCTTTTGTAACATTTTTATGTTTCAAATATATAATAGAAGCATGTTTTTTTAAAAAAGTTGGAATATGAAGAATATAAGCCCGATTTGGTTCATAAAAGATCCAATAGACCCAGAGCACAAAGAGTACATTTTATTAGATTACCTAAAATCAATAAGTAAAGACCTAGATTCAGAGAATTGCTATTCCACATTAAGAGCCGTTTCGCAGATTATAAAATCACTAAACGAATTTAAGGACACCAAGATCATTAATCCGTCCATCATAAGACAACTCAAGTCAGAAGAAAAGGAATATGTAAAAAAATTCAAATTCGAAGATCTTGAGGAGGATGACAGATCCACTTTAAACGGTATAATAGAATCCTCACTGGAGACTTTATATGAGTATTCAGAGGTTTGCCTAGAAATACTGAAAGAGGAAGAATCCAAGATCCGCATATTCAAGGTTAAATCAAAATTAAACGCAGGATCCGACGAAAGACCCAATTCAGGGATTTTGATAATCAGAAATATGATCACTGATAAGATCATATCATACTATTGGCAAGGATCGGTTACACTTAAAACGTCAGAGGGTGATAAAGAAATTTGTGTACTTAAAAAGATTTATCTGAAGAACCAAACTTTCTCATTAAACTACGAATACATCTACCACGAGATATTAGAGGAATTCTCGATCGAGAAAAGAATATCACCGGAGCTTCACGTTATCGAGATATATGAGAATTTCGACGAAAACTCGGAAATCTATAAATTAGCAAAAGAGAAATTCATAGAGACCATAACATAAAAACAAAAAAAAGAGAGCAAATGCTCCCTTTTTATATTTAATAGTATACCGATTTAGAAATCACTCAATTTCTTAATTTCGAATTCCTCAGATTCGTTAGCAGCTCCCATATTAAAAATACCACTAGCACCAGAGGCATCAGCCATTCCAGATTGATTACCCACCGATATTCTATATCCGGGTACATCCATTTTAGATTGTTGCCCAAATACTGAATCTGCATAACCAGCATAGTCATATGCAGGCTCTCTCGTTATCTTAGAAAGACCAGTTTTCTCTGGCTGAGGTGTTTGATTCTCGGGAGAAAATGGTTTATAGGTATCATCATGAACCTTACCTAAGAATTGTTTATAATCTAAGATTTCTCTTTTTGCTACGTTTTGTTGATTCATATTGAAAAAATTTTATTAAGCTCCTGCTTTTACTTCTTTTGCTCCTCCGACAAATCCATCCCAGATTGATCCGAGTGTATCCATAAATCCTCCCGATTGAGAAGATCCTGAACCTTCTTTGCCCTTAATTGGATATTCTTTAGCTAATTGCTGTGTTAGTGCGTCTTTGAATTGCTCTTTGCTTTTAGGATCTAGTTTATTTAAAACTTCCTTTCCTACCGATTCACCTCCAAGTGCTCTTAGGAAGAAAGCAGTTAATCTCTCCTTACCAATCTCTTCTTGGAAGCTTTCTCTTATGGTTGAAGCTAACCATCCATTAGGATCTATACCAAACGGAACATATAGAGAATCGAAACCTTTTCTTTGGATATATTCCTGTACAGCCTGTGCTAATCTTGGTGCCAAAAATTCGGCATTTGCATTTTCTCCTGTTAATAGACCTGGCATTTCTTTCAGTTCTATCGATTCAACTAATTCCTGCACAATCACAGAAGCTGCTGAATTTTCAAGGATACCTAGTTTTTCAAGCAGGGTAGCTGCTAATTTTTGTTTAACAGTCTTAATAAACCCCGTACCTAGGAATGGGATCATTTTTCCAATTACACCAGTGACATCATCCATGAAGCCCTCCTGGATAGGTTCAGGCTCATATGAAAAATCTTCGAATTTTTTTATTTTTGACATTCCTATGAAATTATTTAAACTATATATCCAAGGAAGATCTTAATATTCTAATATCAAGCAATAGACAAGAAAAGATCCACCGCTTTCTGGCGATATGCCAGTTTATCCTCCTTAATTTCAGGATTCTTAAGAGCCTCTTTTTTTCGATTAACTATGGACTCAGGAAGCATTGGTCCAAATGTGTCTTTTAGTATTTTCTTATCTTTTCTCCATTCAAGAGGCAGGTGCATAGCAAATCTAACGATATCCAGATTTAGGAAAGGACTCCTTAACTCCAAAGTGTGTGCCATTGACATCTTGTCCAATCTAGGTAAATGATAGAATGGAAGCTCCTCAAATGTATCAGATTTTTGTGAATCATATTCATGGATCCTTGAATATCCACCAAAAAGCTCATCCGATCCATCCCCACTTATAACTATCCTATAGTCAGTATTTTTGCGTATTGCTTCAAAAAGATGATACTGGGGTATAACAGAACCTAAATCTATCGGACTTTCGTTCCATAGAGCGTATATAAGACCGTTTTTCTCCGAATCCATATCATAGTCTAGGAAAGTCACAGGAGTGTCTAAATGAGCGCTTAAATCATTAATAAAGGGGGTTTCTCCATTCTCTATACTAAACCATTTTACTTTAGCTTCCATCTCTTTTAATACGGCAGCTATAATAGACGAATCAAGTCCGCCAGATACTAATATGGAGATGGGATAGTTTCTAGAAACCAATCTATTTCCAACACTCTCGAACATCTTATCCCAAAGCCAATTAATGTGTGCTTCATAATCAGCATCTTTCAATTCAGGGATTGGAAGATCCCATGCTCGGTAATACTCAGGATAAATGCTCTCGAACATCGGAGAATTTATATTATGAGAGTAGATGTTATTAGGTAGTAATCTTTTTATATTGGTGTAAGCTGTTCTGTTATCCTTGTTATATCCCCATTTCCGAACAGAGCTGATAAACTTTTGATCTATATCGGAGTGCTGAGTATAAAGACCCTTTATCTCAGAACAGATCTCACCAAGCTCATTTCGATAAAGGCATTTCTTTCCAAGTGGATCCGTGAAAGAGATAACATCACCAGTTTTTGAGTTATAGATTACAATCGCCCAAAATCCATCCCATTTTACAATATGGGGAACATACATTGCAGCAAAGAATTCTATATTTCCTCCCTGATATTTCGAAAATAAATTACAGAGATATTCGGTATCAGATTCAAATAGATTGGTGTCATAATTAAAGATCTCACCATTAAACATCAGATAAACCCCTTCGGATAACTCGATCGGCTGATTCCAGTCATCACCATCGAGTGTCTGTATGGGTAGCCTGTGGTGGCACAATGTGACTTCGGTAGGTCCAGGAAATGTTTCCTTGGAGCTTTCTATTCCCCTATGCTTAATCGAATCTAATATTTCAGGCTTAGATTTACCTCTGGTTGTTAATAGTATTCCGCACATATTTAATCAAATAATATATTTTCAAACATTAATGTAATATCCGTAAGTGACTCGTCACCAAAGCGATTTGTGAATTTCCAAATTTTTGCTATACCATGCTCTTCGAATTTTGAAATAACCTTATTGTATGATTCAAGTTCCCTGTTGTCACCATCTATGTGATCCCACTGATCCTTATTTCTCTCCATCTTATCTGGATTGTCCCCCGTTACGAAAATAATGGAAATTTCGTCCATTAAACCCATCTGATTAATCATCTTGACTTGATCCTCCATTTCACTTTCAGTTATTCTACCTTCCATTATTCCCCACGCAAGAACAGTAAGAATCCCGCGATCGTGTACGAAAGAGAATGGATCTGTTAAATAATTGCAAGGATCGAGATCTTTAAAAAGTTGCATAAGCATAAGTTCCTTACCCATAGCAAAAGCATGGGCTTCCCTACTATTTCTACTTTCCAGATTAAGTTTAGAAAAATAATCAGCAAAGGCAAACTGATACCTTGGCATGTCAAATTTCTCAGCTATAAATTTAGAGAGGAATGTCTTACCCGAATTTCTGGGTCCTTCAAATACGTATACCATGTAGATTATATTGTCCTTTCGGATTTTGTTTTCATATCATGCAAAAGTAACACAAAATCACGAACAATAAAAATAAAAAAGGAGGGATTTTTGATCCCTCCTTAGTGTTATTAAAAAATATGATATTAAGCTTTAAATTCTTGGCATTTAAATGGTGCAGACTGAGGAACCTGTTCAAAGTTCGTAGCATTCATTCTTTTCACATGTAGCTTAATGCTAGGATAAACATCCGCTCCTATGTAATAGCAATTTTTAGCTAGCACTTTTTGTATATCAGTACCCCCGCGATCATCTTCAGATAAAACCTTTATACCCGGCAAATCCTCACTAATCTCTCCTTTTTTATTTAATTTTTTATCTGCAAGTTTTTGAGATCCTGCTATTATGATCTGTGATCCCTGAAATCCTAGTAATTTACCTGAGTCATCATCATCAGCATTTCTAGAAAGTCCATATATGTTATCTCTCTTTACTCTTTTTGCAGTTGCTTCACCCAGTATATTATCATGTATCCATTTTAGACAGCTGATAAATTTGCTTCCATCAAAAGAAACTGCATTAGCGATCATAATTAGGAAATTGTTAATTGCAACAAATTCCTCTTTTCCTAGATCTGGACTTTTTTCTCCTCTTTGTAGTGCTAATCCAAATGCTTTAGCAATATCTCCCTTAAGATTATCATAATCAATAAAAGGTACACTCTTGTTTTTAACAGAAGTTTCCATCATCTCATAAGCTGTGCTTAGATCAAGATCGTCATTCTGAGCATTAGCCCTTAATAGTGACTTAATACCGTCATATCTATACCCTGGTCTAACCATACCGAATGTTGTCCAGCCTTTGATATAATTCTCAACAAAATCTGTTGCGTCATCGTTACCCAATGTTTTAATTCCTCTGGCATCCGCCCATTTGTTCCAGTTACATGGGGTTTTTAATGAACTTGATGCTAAGTTTATATTATAAACTCCGCCGGAGAAAAAGAAGTATGAATACTCCTCAGCTTTCTTACCAGTCATAACTTTTTCCAAACTAGTATTCCAAGCTTTGATAAACTGTGGACTGTAAGAAGATCTTAATGATCCATCTTGTTTAACGAAATCGTCATCCTCCACCTTTAAGTTATATGCTGATCTTAGATTTTTAGCCAGTGATTTAACACCAGATGATGAACCGCCTCTTCCTGGGGATTCGTGAGTCTCTCCCTTAGCCGAACGAGTCCCTACTGTTCCACCTATATTTTTATATTGTGTGGTTAGCTCTTTTTCGAAATCGGAGTTGTTAATAACAATCTTACCCTCATAAAGTTTTTTGAAATCTGACAAACTAATAATTGGACTTGAGCTCTCATTCATTTTGTTTCTAACGATTTCCAAAGATTTCTGTATTGCTTTTTTATCCTTTTCAGAAACCCAGTCAGATGCAACGATATCATCCAATAATGACTTATCAAGTTCACCGCTGGTATTTTTATTACCAACCATCTTCTGAAGGGTGGATACAACTGCGGTGGTAGCTGGTCCATATTTTCCGTTAGGTCCACCTTTTGATTTTATAAGCTTACTCGCGGCTGGAATGCCATTAACCAAAGCACTCTGAAGTGCGTATATTAATCCGCTTCCTTTAATCTTTTTATCAGAATCTGTATCACCTCTTTTAAGCGGGAAAACTGATTTAATAACCGTGTTTTCTTCAGCGATCTGATCTTCTTTGATTTCCTTAGCTGTTATAGCATATTGTGCTTTAGCTCTAGTTAAAAGATCCAAAGCAGTACTAGCAAGATCAGTAACATCAGAATACGAAGTGTAAACTTCCTCGTCATCCTCTAAATTTTGTAGAGATCTGTTTGCAGCTTGAATGATTGCCTTGTTAAATTCCTCCTGGAATTTTTCAACTTGTTTTTCTAATTCATCAAGTGCTTTCTTATCCTTCTCCCCAAATCCTCCTCTAGTGTTGTCCAGAACTTTTCTTTTCTCGTCAAGATCGATAAAAGTTCTTTTCCAATCTCTTCCATATCCACTTCTCTGATCTTTACCCTCAGAAGAAGTAATTAAGTTAGCAAGAAGTTTTTTTAGATTCTCTACTCTTCCTCTGTATCCAGTGAAGATTGACTCATTTACACCGTCGGCTAAAAATTCAGCTGACTCATCAACTTTCTTTGCCTTTAATTCCTCCTCAGCTTGTTTAGCTATATTATCTAAGGAATTCTGAAGTTTCAGTGGTGATTTTCTAAATGATTTCATTATCACCTCATCTTTATCCTTACCTATTTCTGCTGCCCTATTAAGTGCATCAGATAGCTTTTTTAAAGCTTCCAAATAAAGTCTCTTAGTTTCAGCGTACTTTGAATTTAATAGATCGTTATCGTCCGCATAATCTAGCAATTTTGCAGTTAGCTCTTTAACATTTTTAGAGTTGCTGATATCGGAAAGTTTAACTCTCATGATATCAGGATTTCTATCTCTCGCTGGAGCAAGATCGAATGTTAAGATCTTGAAAGCATCCAATGCATTGTCGGAAATCTTATTCAACAAAGCATCTACCTTCTCGTTTTCGAAAATTTTATCGTAGTGTCCCTCAAATAAGGATCTTGCTACTAGATTATTTAAATATGGATTCTTGTTCATCATTTTAGTATATATTAGTTGAATCGCCTTTGCCTGCATTTGATTTTATCTCAGTGGAAAGTGATTTCATAAGTGTTGATATTTCAGAATAAGCAGCTGCCTGTTTATCGATACTCTCAGCTTCTGAATTTGGATCACCAGATTTTTTAGCCTTCTTAGCATCAGAAATCTCGTCGAATTTTTTGGAAATCTGAAGTTTAATTTCTTGAGCTTTCGTGTTATTAGAAGCCTCAGTTAATCTGAATTCACCAAAACTAAGCATTTTTTCTAGCTATCGTTATTTTAGATCTAAGATCCCTGATGGTTTCCATGTATTTTTCTCTAATCTCTTTAATCTTCTTAGCTGCATCATCACGAGTTGCGCCAGATCCTGTTTTATTAGAAATCTGATCATTAAGAGCTTCTCTTTCCATGTCCATCTGAACATATAACTCGTTTCTTTGCTTTATTAACAAAGATACCAGACTTTTAGCTTGAGCTGGGGTTAGATCTGATACCGCTTTTGTAAAATCAGCAAGAGACATTGTAATATAGAGATCAGCAGATGCTTCCGTAGATGGCGCAGAACCCTTAGATTTCGATGCCTCTTCTTTTTTATCCTCTCTGCTAATAAGATCCCCGTATTTGTTTCTGAATGCTAGGTCCCTCTCCTTAGCTGCTAATACCGCTTTTTTGTACTTGTCATAAAGATCTCTTGATTCCGTTGTATCAGCTAGATCTTTCGATCTCTTATACATCTCCTCAGCAACATCAGCATCAATCTTAGATTTATTGGTCTCCCAAAAATTCTGAAGCTTTCTGCTATCACCAATAACATCCATGACCACCTTCATCAGGTGATCTATCTTCTTAGCGTGAGCTTTTTTAGAATTAACTAAAACCTCATTGTTTCTCTGAATATATCTCTCCGATTTTTTTAGTGCAGCAGGATCATTCTTTGCTTGGCCTTTCTCCAATTCGAGTTTGTCTATTTCAACAGCTATTTCCTGCCATTCGTCGACAAATTCCAATTCCAGTTTTTTATAATCGTATAGAAGACCCTCAATTTTACTAAGAGATCCTCCGAAATTACTACTGAACCAATCCTTTATCTTACCAAAAAGATTTGCTTCATTTAGCTCTTCCCATTCTTTAAATTTAAGAGTCATTATTAATTATTTAATTTAGATTTAGCATTCTTAATTTCTGAAGGATTTATAGTCTGCTCATTTCCGGAACTAACTTGGGAGAAAAGATCAGAAATAATCTTTTTAGTTCCAGAATTAGCGTCCTCGCCATCAACAATACCTTGGTTTATTTTATTGGCAATTTTAGTGAAATCTGATTCTTTGCTTAGTACTTGAGAAATTTCAGTTTCGGTTTTACCTAAACCTCTGAATAATCTAAGCAGATTCTCTTTAGAATCCAATGCTGAGCTAATCTCGAGTAACTCGATCTTTACAGATTCCATATATTTCCCTGTTAAACTCTTTGGGTTTCTTCTGATTTTTGATTCTAGTTGATTCAATTTTCTTTCAATCGAAGATCTTAGATCAGCTATTTCCTTCTCCAACTCATTCTTTCTCTGAATAAGATCCTTTCCTTTTCTGCTTGCTATCTTTCTTTTTTCTTTTTCCGGGTCAACAGAAAGATCCTCTTGTGGAGCCTCATTTTTCTCATTATCCTTCTCCGTCTTGTTATTAATATCCCTTGCTTTCTCCTCAGCTTCTTTTCTTGCTGCATCGACCTTCTCCTTATAGTCATTCAATTTGCTCTGATCTTCCGCTCTTTCCTGAGCAAGTTTATATTCAAGTTCAGCTATAGCAATCTCATCCTCAGAATAACCGGCGTCAAGATATTCCTTTCTTCTAGAGTTTCCATCAACTAATTTAAGAGCAACATCTTTAGATTTTTTGATCTTAAGTTTTTGTGCTTTAAGATATGCCTCGATTTCTCTGGCTTTAGTTTCTCTCTCCTTCTCGACAGATAAAATCTTATCCTTGTCACCCATTTTTGTTAGGCTATCTATTTGGGAGTCAAGTTTTTCTATGGATCTTTCGAACTCATCTTTCTTTTCAACTATATCAAGCTCGAGATCCAGTATAATTTTTCTAGCCTGATCTATCATACCAACTCTTGACATTGAACCCAAAAAGAATTTGGAGAGACTGTTTTTAACAACGTTCATCAGCTGGCCTTCGTTAACTGTGTGGTAAGGTTCGGCAGTCTCAAGAGATTTAAGCTCCTGTACCAATCTAGGGTCCACTTTCTCAATTAAATCTTCGTATTTTTTAAACTCGTTAAATGACGGTATATTTTTCATAGTTAAACAATTAGTTTTTTACCTTCTATATATCCCACACACAAAAAGAAACCCTAGGATAAATCCTAGGGTTTCTAAATTATAAGTGTTTAAGTTTATGCTAAACCACCTGAAGGCACGTTAACATAGAATGTTAAGTACATTGTTTCTGGTAACATACCAGCTTCAACTAGAGCGTATCTAGATTTAACTGCGATCTTAGGTGACATTGTACCTTCAGAGATTGTCTGAATAGACTCAGCCATCATGTAAGGCATGAATTTAAGTCCTGGTTCGTCATCACCACCTTTTCTACCAACCAATACTCTTGTATCGCTGTAGCTCATGTTTTGATCAACGTAAACTGTCATACCAGCAAGCGAACCTACAGGGTATAAAGTACCGTTGTTTTGAGTCAACGTGTTAGAGAATGGAGCGAAAGTGAACTGAGAGATGTCTTGAAGTGCACTTGCAACTGCAGCGTTTGTTACGATGAAGTTAGCAGGACCTCTTCTACCTCTGTTAGCTACTACGTTTGCAGCTGCAAGAATTCTAGAGAATAGTCTTCTTTGTAAAGTTGACAAGTTCTCGTAAGAAGTTGATGCAGGACCTGCAGGCAATGCCATAGTTACATTAACATCAGATTTGTTAACGTAGTTTGATGTAGTACCAGCAGCACCGCTAAGGATTAGGTTCAAGTTCAAGTTTTGGTTTTCAACATTGTTGAACTGAATGTGGTTAGACCAACCTAAAGCGAATGCTCTTGAAAGGATGTGCTTGTTAATTGCTTGAGAAACCTCATTAACCAATGCGTTCTCGATCATTGAGATAACGTCGATACCGAATTGTTTGTTAAGGTCTTGGATTTGCTCAGTTGTAACTGAAGCAGCAACTTGGAAAGTCTCAGCTTCTACGAACTTAGTGAAAGTAGAAAGACCCATTGAGTTGTAGTAAGTAGACTCAGCAACACCTCTTAACATTGGGTTGTAAGTTTTAGTACCATCAACGTAAGGACCTTGCCAAGCGTCGGTGTTGTTGAAACCAGCACCAGAGAATCCTTGGATGTGATCTTCTAAAGCTTTAACTAATTGGGCAACATAACCGTTAGATGATGAAGAAGTACCAGTGTACATACCAGTAGCAGTAGCAACTTGTACAGAAGTACCGTTGATGATAGATGCAACAGTGTAGTTTGCAGTAACACCTTCAACTTCGAAGATTGGGAAACCATCAATTCTTGATAGACCCACGAATTTTAATGTTAATACACCACCAGCAGCAGAAGTAACTGTATAACCAGTACCTACTGCGAAAGTTCCAGCTGTAGCACCAGTTGCACCTGAAGATGAACCTTGGTAAACAGGGAATTTAATCAATGCAGGAGCTTTAGCTAAAGCATCAGCAGCTGAAGCATCAGCACCAGTTGTACCGGTTAATTTACCACCTGAGTATACGTAGTCTAAGTAAGACAAGATACCAGTTGGACCTGACATAGGAATAACAGGAACGATATCAAACCCGATTGTTTTAGCAGCTACCTGAATAGCTAATGGTAACAATGAAGGGAATTTATCTCCTGAACCTTGGTTTGTGCTGTTGTAGAAACCAGCGTTAGCTGTACCTGTGAATGCACTCATTCCAGGGTATAATGGCGGAGCTACTGCACCCATACCGTTTACAACTCCTAATGAGTTATACGCTCCGGCACTTTCGTTTAATGAATGGTAGTGACAGTATTTAGTCAACCACTCTTTTTTGCTTGAATCAGTGATCCCTGCTTTGCTCTCGATAATCGGAGACCAGGTATCATAGATTTCTTGTTCGTTAATCAATTTCATGATTTTAGTTGTTTTTTTTATTTTTTAATTTATCTTCTTGCGAATTTTTGCTCTAATGCAGAAGCTATGTAATTCATGTAATCACTTGAATAAGCCTGATTTGCATTTGTTTGAGCTACGTTTTCACTCTCGTCTAATTTTTGAACTCCAACTGTTTTAGTTCCAAGTTGACGTGTTGACCAGAAGTTTTTAATCTGGTAAGGTGTATCTAATCTATAGAAGTTACTTTGAGCAATGATTGATTGCTGGTGACCTTCATTAAGTGATTCCCAAACCTGAGTGTATTCTTCAGGCATCTCGTCAATAAACTTAAGACCTGTTTTGTTAGCGTTCTCTTCTTCGTTAAGAGTTTCTGCCTTTTGTGTGTCGGCTGGTGCTTCTACGCTTTTAGAAGCTTCGTTTATATTTGACTCAGTTTTTTGTGTTTTAACTGATTCTATCAAATTATCAATTTGTGATGAAAGATTAGTGTAATCTCCAGCAAATCCAGATTCATTTAAACCTGCTTGAGCTGAAAGATCTACGCTTTCTCTTAGTGATTCTGTTTTGTTCATTGTTCCGTTGTTAACGTTTTCAGCAATATATTCACTGTAAGAGATTGATCTTTTAACTTTTTCTGCTAAGTACTCAGAATAATCTAAGCCCCTGTTAACGTTTTCTGCTAAATAATCAGAATACTCGATTGATTTGTTTAGGTTCTCACCTAGGTACTCAGAGTATTCGATACCATTATTTAGTTTCTCAGCAACGTATTCAGTGTAAGCAATACCTTTGTCAAGGTTCTCACCTAGATATTCGCTATAAGCAATACCTTTGTCTACGTTTTCTGCTAAGTACTCAGAATATTGGATATTTTGATCTACCTTCTCAGCAAGATACTTAGAGTACTCGATAGATTTATCAACGCTCTCTGCAACATACTCAGAGTAAGAAATTGATTTGTCTACGTTTTCTGCTAAATACTTAGAGTAAGAGATGTTCTTGTCCAAATTCTCAGCCAAGTATTTAGTGTAGCTGATGCTTGAATCCAAATTCTCTGCTAAATACTCACCGTATTTAATAGCACTGTCCAAATTCTCAGCTAAATACTCAGAGTACTTTTCAAGTTTTGCTACTCTTTCTTCCAAGTCTGAAGTGTTAGACTCTTCAGCGGATTCGCTTAATTTTTCTTTTTGTTCTTTAATTTCTGCCAATGTAGACTTCATCGAATCCATTTCCTTTTTCAAGAAAATTGAATATTGATTGAGTTCTTCCGCAGTAACAAATTCATTATTCTCCATGAGGATTGTTTTATTTTTGTCTGATTTTGATACGAGTTTGTTGAATTCTTCGTTATTTTCAACTTTATATATCTTCACTGTAGATTCATTTTCTAGACCTAATGATTCATTCATGCAAATTAGATCAGATAAAACACTGTTATTTCTCATTTCAAAGAATTCTTGAAATGAATAACCTGCGCTTTCGTATACTCTTTCTAATTGTGCGTCCTGAAATCCAGGATCTGCAACTAGATCATAAGTGAATATTTTCTTGATTTGTACTTTCTTATCGTTACCAACTGCACCAGCTGCTCTTGATGATATTGAAAGTGGTACTCCAGCATCTACTAGTTTTTTAGCAATTTGTCCTGCTGGGGTATCTAAAAGTCTTACCTTAATCTTAATCTCTCTGTTAGCTTTATCGTGATTAAGATCAGTGATGATGTGTGAAATGTTCTTCAAAGAAACGTCGAATTTCTCAGGGTGATCCAATTCACCAACCAACCTCTTTTGAGCTATTTTGTCCTTAAGGTAGTTTAGGTGTGGAAGATATTCGGCCTCTTCATATATTCTGTTGTTGTTGTTCTCTTTTCCAAACACAGCAGCAGTACCTTCTAAGACATAATCATCCGAATCTGTTTTTTTAGATTCAAGGACTGTACTTTGTCTTTCGAGAATAAAGACCAAATCTTCGTTCAATTTTTGAGTTGTTGGCATTTTTCTATCTTCTTTTTGTATTTCTTATATATCGATACTGGTTTCAGTATTTTTTACTATTTTTTGAGATTATTCGTATTTTATTCTATCCTCAACCTCCGATGAAAACGTTTTAGCTATTTGGAAAGACTCACCGTCAGTAACTCTATACCTTCTAGTTTTGTCTCCAAATGCAGCAAATCTGTTCTTAAGCTTGACTTCTACAACGTCCCCTCTGTTATCCTGTAGTGCTTTTGCAAACGTAATTGCCTTCCAGTTTTGGATTCCTAACACTTCCTTATCCTTATCAGTAAGGAATTTATCTATTAGATTTATCCCTCCAGTTACCGAGTTATCTTTGATAACTGTTGAGCTTCTTCTATCCTTGATCTGAACATCCTTAGGATCAACCTTGATGTAGTAGTCATCAGATGTTTTATTATCCTCCGGTTTTGCATCATCATTTTTATCGTCATCCTCAACCTTAGGATTTGTTACTACTACGATTTTATCATCATCTTTCTTATCCTCTTCCTCTTTCTTCTTCTTAAAGACATAAACGCCTCTCTTAGGATTCTCTACGTCCTCGTTAACGGTATTGAGCTCGACATCAATAGATTGACCCGGCTTAGCTGTATAATCATCGGGATTTATTGTGAAGTTGGTGAATAGACCAGCTTTATATTTTCTAAGATCGGGATCCGCATATTCTCTGTCGGTTACCCAATAGATCGCGATTTTTGCAGGTCCAGCAAGTTGTTCCTGTGAAAGTTCTAGATTTCCTCCAGAAGCTTTAGCATCCGCAGCCTTATCGTCCTCGTTAATGCCATCCATTCTGTTATTGAATGCGGAGAAGCTAGTTATCACTTCCGATTCATTTATAAAAGATCCATATCCCGCATATTCCTCATTTTCTTTAGCCCCTGGTGCTTTCTCTCCGGGTCTAGTTCCATAATCGGATTTATCCTCCTTAGGTAAGAATATCTTCTGCAGATCAGAATCTGTTGTTGATCTTAGTTCATCGTCAGTCATTAATCTTCCTGCCACGTTGATAACATTTTCCTCAGAGTCTTCATAATAGAATTCATAAGTTTCAGGTGCACTAGTATCAGATACTATAAGCTGGTCTGAAGAATTCTGTAATGCCTCTTCGAAAACAGTCCAATCGCACATTCCCTGAAAATTAAAAATTGATGTAAGTTTAGAAATACCATCAACATATGATATTTTAAAATCTAGATCCTCATTATCAACAATTCTTGCAACAGTATTGAAAAATCCACTCTGGTCGTTTACAAGATCATTATTATCAAGAGCAATCATTACCAGTTCATGATCTGCCAATTGTTTCTGTACTTCTTTTGAATTAACCTGGGTTAGAATAAAGACTGAATAGTTATTCTTTTCACCAATCTTTATGATTTCCGCAGTTGTTCTTGTTTCATTATTATAAAGGAAGCTTACAGCAGTTCCCCATCCACCACCAGCAGGTTGAGCCCAACAAACAGTGATAGGAACACCGATTGGTAATTTCTTAGGATCCATCTCATTATAAGCAAAATCCTTTACCTCGTTATATTTAGGTGCTTGTTTATCACTAAACCAATTCCAGGTAGATCCAACAACATCAATAACCATTAATATCTGACCAACAGCAGGCAATACTCTAAGTCCTCCTTGCTTAGATGCTCTAGCAAATCCCTTACCGAATGCTTTAATCGCACCACCTACTCCCTGTTTACCTATAGTGTATGCATTTTTCGCGTATCTAACCCCCCTTGTTACAGCGGTTCCGATTGTTTTAATATCTTTTAGAGTGCCCATTCTTTTAGCCCCGCCCCAAAGGCTTTTGATACCCGCACTTGAGTAGCTTTTAAATTTACTAAATAGTCCTGCGGTTTTAGTTCCGGTAGCAGCAGCTTTAGCAGCAGGACTAAATCCCGATATAGTTTTTAGCAATTTATTACCTGCCCAAGCACTACCTGCTACTTTAAGAGCACCATATAAAACTACTCCTGCTCCACCCATAGAAGCAAGAATTGTAGCATCCTGCACTATTTTTTGAGTTAATCCTTCAGCAGTCTCATCCTCCGCGATTGGTCCTCCTGGGACCATCTCAGTAACATCTAAAAGCATTATTTTAGAGGAGTCTGAGGTTTTTACAAAACCGGTTGCCCTAATTGCCTTTAGTGTCTCCAGTATATTATCACCAGTATTGGGATCCTCACCAGAAATGAAAATTGCTTTATCCGATCCCATTGTAACTTCGTCGGGACTCATTGTCTCGTCTATCTTACCAGTGGATCTTAATTGATTATATGCAAAGTGAAATTTAATGGATTCTCTGTATGTTGGATCATCCTGAGATTTCTCCGCTTCCTCTTCATTCAGTTTAGAAAATTGAGTGAACGAAGCAACACCAGTGGATTCGTCGATTGAGATGTCAATGTCATCGAGATCATATCCATAATTCTCTTTCAAATATTCGGTTATATTACCGCTATATCTGCTCATGTCTTCTGAATCAGCTACCCATTCTCTAGGGTTGTTCTTAAGCCACTTTTGGAAATTCTCCGAGGTAGACCACCATTGAAAATCCTCAAATGATGCACTTTCTGCACCTTCCATGTCCAAAGGAATAGTTAGAAAAGGAAAATCATCTCCTATCTTATATTCTGCTTTCTTGGGTAATAATATAACCATCTTTTGTATTATTTTTCTGTGTAAATTTTATCGTACGATTTAGAAATGATATTTATCAGTTTTTCTATATATCCTTCATTTCTGAGCTTTTTAAAAGCTAAATTACCAATTGACATTTCCCCTCCTTTTGCAAGCCCTTCTTTTCTCATTTTGAAGATCTTTACTTTCAGCTTTATACATCTCCTATATAGCTGTCTTGCATTTGTAGGGAGTACAGAGTCAATCATTAATCTGGAATGTATTTGCTCGATGTCAGAAACTATGCCATTATATTTCTTCTCAACATCCCTCTCATCAATTGAAGGAGGATCGTATACGGGCTTCTTTATCCACTCGTTATTCAATAAGGAAAATAAGGCTGAAGCAGTGTGAGGTTCGTCCTCGTCTTGCACGTATAGTTCAACATCATATCCTCTGATGCTAATATCATGTCTAAGGTTCCAAGCGAACCTTATGCCATCTATGGCTCTTTTAAGAATTTGCGGGTTCTCGTCGTCTATACCCTTAAGATTTACTATGATATGAACATCAAGATCTGAAAAATCGGTGTAATTGTAATTTGAGAGAGATCCGGTAAGTTGGATGTCAACTATATCCTTCTCCTTTAGGATATCCTCGAAATCAAGGAAGAATTCTTTGGCTATTCGGAGAAGCTTTCTTCTTACCCTTTGATCAAATACCCATTTTTCATTCCTCTCCTTGTCTTTTTTCTTAGTCCAAAAGACAGGGTTTAATTCATCATGATAGAATGGGTTTATCTCCCTTTCATTAAGAGAAACCCCTTTGGTTTTTAAGAATTCGATAAAATGTAATACTCCGTCCACTAAAAAAGCTTTTCTCTATATATCAAGAAAAGCTTTTAAGGTATTGTGTGGTTTTGTATTTGCTAGAAGCAGACCTTCTCCATGACGTCCATTACTGTTTTCACATCAGCTTCACAGTAGGTGGAGATCTTATCATAATCCTTCTCTATCCAATAGGTGTGATTAACTTTAGATCCGTCAAGATCACCTTTTGGTGATGGTATATTAAGCGAACAAGCCAATAGATCAAGACTTAGATATTTTTGTTGTACCCAGCTTCCAAAAGCAAAAATATCTGAGGTGTCGACATAGGGTATTTCCCATGGCTTCTTGTCCCAAATCTGAATATTACCCGAGGGGTTTATTCCATTAAAGACCATTCTTTTACCTAGGCATGGCACATCGAATCCTTTAATATTATGTCCACATAGCTTCCAGTTCTTAGCCATGGCATTATTTAAAACCTTGTTTGTTTTATTAAGAATAGCAATCTCATCCTGACCTGCAAAAGAAATGAATTTTTTCTCACCATCCTCTGTGAATGTACCAAAGGTAACACAAACAACTCTTGAAAATTCAGGTTCTAGTGAACCTTTCTGTAAAAATATCTCACCGTCGGTAGCTCCTGTCAATTCCGTATTTGCTCCTCTATAATAATTAGCTCTTTTAGACCAAAGTGTAGCTAATCTAGGATTAAGCTCGCTCATCGAGTCATATCCTTCGTACGCACATGCGGTCTCGACGTCAAAATATAAAAAATTCTGTATTGCTTCTTTTTTAAACATGGGTCTCTAAAATTTCTGTAAATATAAACAATAAACTCGAAATAAAAAAATTATTTCTTAGCAACTTTGTTTATCACTACGGGAGGTAGTGATTTATAATTCTTTAGATATTCGATATAAGCTGATTCCCCTGATGGTGAATCTATTACGATATCGCATTCCAAACCAAATGTTGGTATTCTTCTGCTTAATGATCTTGCCGGGACAGGAGAAAGGGAAACCCCATATTCATTTACGTCCTCGGATTCGCCATGTATAAAAAAAGGTCTTTGACCAGCTTTCCACGTCGAGGAAGCTAAGAATAGTGCCTCTCTAATACTAAGTCCGCCATCATTAAATTGATGAGGTAGCGATCGAAAACATAAAGGTATTCCAGATTCATAATAAACTCCAGACAGCAGATCCGTTATTGAAAAAAGACTAGGCTTTTCGTCATTCGTAACACAAAGCTTTTCTGCTGTTGATTTGTCGAGCAGAGAGACACGCTCGCAAAAAGATTTCATTGTAGCTTTTCTGTTTCCATAAGCAGAACCAACACGAACAACTATCGATGGATAGTCCACACCAAGCAAATCCAATATTGATCCGAGTATGTTAAATAGTCTTACTGTATTGTCTCTAACCTGTTCTAATTGACTACCCAAAAAATATTCCTTGCCAGCAAAAAAACAAATTCTAATTGAATTCTTATTGATGATGGAATTTATTTCATTGATCTTGGAGGATATCACTGGATCTTCCTCTTCTATGGTGTCATCGAAGAAGGATTGGCTGATGTCTAACTCATTGACATCGAGACAAACAGACTTTGCCATTATACCTGAATTTATGCGGCATATATCCAGAATGAGAGCAAGCATATCGTCATATGAAGATATTGAAAATTCTCCATTTATGCTTCTTTTGGGAAGCCCGATATAAGAAATATTTGGTTGGTTGTTACCGGATACCATCGAATGTCTTTATTCTTTGTACCCGTGGGATTGGAATTAGTTTCCTTTATTTTATCCCCCAGTAGTCTCAAGTCCCAATTCACTGGAACTGTATACTGTTTTAGAATTGAATGCAGCGCTTGGGATTTCGTTATTTTTGTATTTAGAAATGGTTTCCATATTTCCGTGGTCTCCTCCTTCAGCAAATTTAACGGTATCACTTTTTACCTCGATGACTCTTTCAGTTTTCTTACCCTTATTATAGACTTGGATAAAATACCTATATTGTTGGTTATCAGGATTTCTAAATGCTCTAACTATTACGCCAATAACATCCTTCTTTGATTGTAGTGGTTGTGCTATGATCACGTCGCCTAATTGGAATTCAGATCCTTTTACTGTACGCTCCACGTTTGGATCCGGACCAACAGAAACTGAAAGATCGCTGAAAGGTTTGTAATTTATCTTAAAGATACCATTAGCTCCACCATATCCATAGGTGTCACCAAATGCATTACTATCAAATTCGTTTATTGGGATTATGTGTTTCATTAGACTATGTATCCGATTGCTCAGAGCTATTTTGTAGCTTAATCACGTCTCTTATTTTAGATGCCAGTTCATATTGTTCTCTAGACAGAGCTTTTTTAAGCATAGATTCGAGATTACTCATATCTGAATCTTCTCTTTTTATATCCTTTAATTGGGTATTTTCGATAGCACAAATTCTCTGAGGAGAGTATATGACCTCCAGAGTAGAATCCAATATGATGGCATCAAAATCTTCATCATCCTCGTCATCCTCGTCATACTGATCCCTTAGCTGGTTGATTGATTCTTCCGACCATTCTGCATTATTCCAGAATATCATCCAGTATCCATAAATAACCTCAGCTAAATCATTCTCTATGACATATTTAAGGAGGCTTTTTAGTTCGTTCTTTATGTCATTCTTAGTTATCCCGTCAGCAAAGGGTTTTCTTTTAACACCAGGTATAGCTGAAGTTCCGTCTCCTACCCCATGCTTAAAGCACTTGTTCACCTCGTAAATAGCATCCCAATCTAAACTTGAGATAACTTTGTCGATTAATTTGTTATTCCCTTTTCTCATTCCTCTATATATTCCTATTTTTGAAGTCCGGTTTGTTCAGCTATATCGGATAGCCATGCTTGGTATCTATCCGGATAGAATTCTTTTATCTGAAGAAGATCCCTTCTCGTTATCTTGTATTTATCCCTTATAAAGGCCTCAACCTCAGGAGATTCCTTGATTTGAGTTTCCTCCTGCTTTTCCACCTTTTTTGTTTTGGTGTATATCCAGACCGGTGGTTTGCTAAATCTATGCGATAATGTGTCTCTCCACCAATCAACAACGGGTGCAGGGGTAACTTTTAATTTATTGAATTGGTTCGCCTGAATGGGAAACTGTATAGACATTATTCGATTAACCATGAAAAAATTCCTTGATTTATCGATCCTCCCTACAGATTTCCAGTTCTTGTCGTTTGTCGAAAATATATTTTTAACTATATCAAAAAGCTGCATTATCTTTTATTTTATAAGATGTTCAAAAGGATCGAATCCCTTAGGCTGATATCCAGAGGTAACCCATTCGGTTCCTTCCAATATTTTAATTCTATCTAGAGTTACAGATCTTTTTTCTAGCGAAATACCTCTTGATATTTCATCAGTACATCCATTAGCAACAAAATCGGGTATCATTGATGAATTTAACCACATGAGCTTAAAGTTTCTAATTATATTAGATTTCACCTTAATTCTATTCTCGGAGCTATCAACACCCTTAGATGTTCTAATTACTAATCCACTTAACCAGTTTAGAAATTCTTCACTTTCCGATGAGTTGACTAATGTACCGAAAGATTCGTCACACCATTCAGATTCTAAAAATGCTTCGTATACGGTATCAGATTTCTTCTGCGTAAAATTGACTGGTTTATTGTTTTGCATGTAAGTGAATACACCGGGAACAGAATCACCTTTATCGCCAATGAGTATCTTATTGAATATAAAAGGTCTGCTCTCAATTTCTTCGATTTGAACCTTCTTTAGGAAGTCTTTAAATCTTTCCTTCTCAGGAGAGATTGTTGAAGCCATATTAAAAATGTTAACTGACTCGTTCTTATCAAGCCATGATTCTTTCCATCCTCTCGGAACAGATATGGTATTCTTCTTCGAATTATTATTCCATATGGCAGTCCATGAACCTCCGGATATTTTTGCTAACTGATGTAGATCTTTATCACCCGTTATGATTATACAATTTTCTTTTTTGCTATTAAAGTGATCCGACCAAAACATTAGGAGATCATCACCTTCAGCTCCTTCGACCTTAGAAAAAATAAATCCCATCTTTTCGAGATGAGAACCAAATGATTGCATAAGTTCAAAAAAGATAGTCCAGTCAACGGCTTCGTCCTTAACTCTTCCCGATTTATAACCGCCGTCCTCTATTTCAATATCCTTTCTCCAACTTCTGCTATCTGCGGTGAAAACTAATCTTCCACCCTGAGGTATCATCTTTAGTGAAGAACAAAGGTCGGTTGATACTTTTCTAATAAAAGCTGCTTGTTCAGATTTATCCTTAAGTATCTTACCTGGATCGACATTTCCGTAACCGCCGAATATTCCGAATGTTTTATGAAAGATGTAATTTCCGTCTATCAGTATATTAACCATATTTTATTTTAATTGTTCCGTTTTATAATTCTCAACCGAAGCCCATTCCTCATCAATTGAGAATTCGGGGTCTACTATTCTATGGTCAAAATCATTAAAGTTTTCGAAATCTTCGTCGTCAGCTTTTAATCTTCTCTCCACACTATCTGCATCTCTCCGACCTAAAAGTCTGGATCTTCTAGTTTCTTCGTCTATGTCAAGGTAAACTATTAGTGATTCTTTTCTATCTTCGGGAAGGAGTTTAGCTATTCCCGATGGCGTCATTATAAATAGATTAGATTTTAGAAATTCCTCCTTAGTAGTTCCGTATACCCATCCATTAAATATCACATATTCATAGAAAAGACTGTTCGCTGCAAAATGATGAGCAGCAGCATCTTTGCTTATGAAATGATAATCCTTTCCCTGTACCTCACCGTCTCGTGGGGGTCTGGTAGTATGGGACACACAGTATCTAAATCCGCTGTCCTCCAAAATTTTCCTTGCATGATCCTTTCCTGATCCACCTTTACCGACTAATATTATTCTCCTCATCTACTCTACTAATTTCTGTATTTGATAGACAAGGGATAAAAGGGAAACCATCGGATCAATTACTTGATTTCTTTGGGACTGGTGATCCGCAACAAGTATAATAACACCAGGGATTATCTTTCTCAATTCTGGTTTGTTATCAATTATCCATTTAATGAACTCCTCACCAAGGGCAGACATCACATCATCAACCTTACCTTGATATTCACCTACTATTGTTTGGTAATTCTTAACCGGATCCTTAGACGTAACGATTAGATCGTATAAAGATTCGTAAGACCAACCAAGTTCCTGCATTTTTTTAGAATCAACCACTGTCACCTTCTCTATGTTCCAGCTTTGGATCTTATTTAATGCTGATCTAAAATCAGGATAATAGTTCTTTTGGAATTCTAGGAGGGAATCTGAATCGATCGAGATATTCAGCTTTGATAATATAAGACTTACTCTTTTGTTCCATTCTGACTTTAATGATTCCTCCTCGTCATTGTTAACTGGATTAAAATCAATAACCTCGAATCTACTCTGGATCGCATCTGGAATTTTATTGATATAGTTGCACGTTGCAACGAATCTGGTATTACTAGCAAACTTCTCTATAGTTCCACGAAGAGCTTTATGAAACTGATCGGATACACCGTCAAACTCGTCCAGTATAACAACCTTCTTGGAAGATTTCCCGTCAAGGACAGATATAGTTGAACAAAAGTCGTTTATTTTGACCCTGATGGTTTCAACCGAGCTTTCGTCAGATCCGTTTATAAAAATATGGGGATATGGTGCAGCTAAGATTTTTGCCAACGTTGTTTTACCACATCCAGGAGGACCACTTAAAAGAACATTCTGATTTAATCCATTCTCAAATATCTTAGAGATTCTCTGAGGAAGAATCATATGTCTTAGCTCTTTTGGTCTAAGTTTCTCTGTTAATAATTCTTGTATCATATTCTTTTTAGTTGTTAATTGGAAGCTTGTTTCCTAAAATTTTCCCGAAAAATCGTCAGGTGAATTTTTATCACTTCTGACCTCTATGAAGCGTGGAAGGAATAAAGATCTATTACCATGCTTATCCGTGATGGTCACATTATATTGAATAGCAGCAATCTTCCCGATATGAGAGTCTGGGTCTTGACTTAATGTTTTCAAATCATTATCAGTAAACCCTGCTCCAACCTTAACGTTCAGTGTTCTTGAACTATCAGTCAGCATAAATCCACCGATAAACCCTTCTCTCTTTCCCTCTCCAGGGTACCACCCGGTTATTTCAAGATCACAATCACTAACTTCTTTAAACTTAACCCAAGACTTGGATCTTTTGCATTCGTATACTCCATTATCCTTACAGATAACACCTTCACCTCCCAAATCAACTATTTTTTTATAGATAGCTGTTACCTCTCCAGGGTCGTTAAGCTCCCACATTTGTGCTAATTTTACTGGGGAATCTGAACCAATGTAGCGCATGATCTTTTCCAGAGTGTCCCTGCGTGTTTTATAATCGATGACACCTGAACCTTTTTCTAATGATGATGCCTCTTCAAAATCAAACACGTTGAATAATAAACCTGACTCTATCGAGGAATCAACCTTTCCCCTTAATATCTGGGTAACTTTACCACTTACTGATTTTCTATTAAGATCCGTTAATTCACCATCGAAGAACCAGTCACCTTTCAATCCGCTATTAATAAGGCATGTTTTAAGATCAAATGTGATCTTAGGAAAGCAGCTTGAGTCTAATTCATTGAATGCTCTAGTAAAGTATGAGAATTCACCATTCTTGTAAAGCGCAATAACTCGAACTCCGTCGTATTTCTCCTCACAGTAGATTCTTTCCCACTTCTCGAGGGTTTCGTGATCGTCCGTTGCTAACATGAGAGATGGATCAGGGATGAGCTCTTTTTTAACCGCCTTGTTGATCAGCTTGGCTCCGATTCCGATATTCATCCTTTTAGTGAGAATTTTCATAAGAACTGTTCGAAGTTCAATGTCTTCCTGTGGATCTTCTGATATCCTCTGGGAAACCAAATCCTGTGCTCTCCCTCTGAGTAAATCGTTTGCTGCAGGAGCCGTTTTAAGCTCCTCTATTAGCTTTCTAAAATCTTCCCAATGATTATGATTAACGTCGGATAAAACCTCGTTAAATGATATCTTATGCAGCTTTGTTGTGACGAATGGGTTGTAACAAATATCCAACATATAAGAGAACCGATCGCTCAGATTATCGCTTATAATACTCTGTTTGGCTTTCTGTGATCCGTCTCCAGTTAGATTTTCTAGTGTCTTGAATAGTCTTAATTCCTGTATCATATTTGTTTTTAATTTTCACAAATATAGATAAGGATTTCGGTTAAAAAAAATATTCTAGGGGTTAGATTTGAAATATCTGCTCTCCAAGATCTCCGTAAGATTGACTGAAACAGCTCCGACTAAAGAACAGGCAATAGATCCGGCTATATTACACAGTTTCAGAGTTTTTTTAATATCGACACCGGATGATATGCAAAGGGAGAACATTGCGGTTACAGTATCACCAGCACCCGACACATCAGAAACGTTTATTAGATACCCCGGACTGTAATATGATTCATATTTGGTAACATATAGCATACCTTTATCGGAAAGGGTTACTAGGATACCCTTTATTTCCATTTGATCTAGAATTTTTCTAGCTTCCACCGTTATTTGATCGTGATCAGATACACTAATCTTCTTACCAGCAATAGTGCAAAATTCAGAGAAGTTTGGTTTAAGTACGGTGCATCCCTTATAAAAATCTATATTCTTTACTTTGGGATCGACAATAACAGGCTTGCTTTTAGAATTACAAAGTTCTATTATTCTTCTTATAATTCTGGGGGTCAATAACCCTTTATTATAATCCTCGATAATAACGCACTCATAAAACTCAACAGCAGATTCCAGTAGATCTATAAAATAATTCTCAGTTTCATTGTCAATATCATCGCAGTCTTCATCATCGACTCTAAGGAGCTGATGAGAATTACCAAGGTATCTGGACTTAATGGTGGTTCTTCGCTTGTCTGTTTTAATTAACATGCTTAGAGATGATTTCTCCTTTACCATATTTTTTACCAGCTCCCCATTTAGATCATTCCCAGTAACAGTTAGGATGTCTCCATTACCACCCAGTGAATGTATATTCGAAAAAACATTTCCTGCACCTCCCAGATAATAGTGTTCAGATTCTTTCAAAAGAACGGGAACCGGTGCTTCTGGTGAAATTCTTGTTACTGAACCCATTACATAATGGTCTAGCATAACATCCCCGATGATTAATATTTTTGTGCGAGAAAATTTTTTAAGTAGATCTAATTCCATTTACCAGGAATTTAAAAGTGTTTATAATGTTACTGCTGGTGCTTCTTCTTCTCCTGCTGCTTCCTCTCCTCCGGCTTCTCCTTCTGCTCCTTCTTTAGGTTTCTCTGCTGCTTTAGCTTCCTTTTCCTTGTATTTCTGATTCATCTTGATCTGGTCAGGATTCATACCTAGGAATCTTTGTATTAGGAAGTCATTATCGAAATATGCTTTTTCTTCCTCTCCGATTTTCACTTTAAGCTCACCCAATCCTTTTATGAATTCACTTCTTTTTGAAAATCCGGACATTTCAACCATTTCCTCAAATTCGCTATCACGATAATAATTGAGACCGATGTTTGCTTTAAAGCTTTTATCTTTGGCTAGCTCCGGATGATCCAGACACATTTGCAAGTAGAGTGGTTTAACAAGTATTTCCTGAAATATCGATCTTAGTCTTCTAAGGAACTTCTCAAATCTGATTTCGTCTCTCTCCAATTGATCTATAGAAATTTGGTAGTTTGCGGGGGTTCCATTTTTGGAAGCAAATCTAGCATAAGGAATCTTTGAATCCATTTTAAGTTTATTAAAGAAGTATAAAACATTCTCCATGACGTTAAAATCTGGACCGCTTGGGTTTAGAGACTCGATTGTTGGTGATTGGCCATCCTTTTCAGGAAATAAATAATTTTTATAAAATTGAACCTTAGGTTTACCGTTAATTGTTAGTTCTCCAGAAGCATCATTGATTGAGATATCTTCCTTATAGTTTGACATTAACTGTCCAAGAGTTTGCATTGCTTTCTGAGGGGACTGACTACCAATCGGAATAATGAATTTAAGTCTATATGAAGCGTTCATCACGTTCCAGATAACTCTGGAATTCTCCATGATTCTTAAAATATTATAAGATCTAACAAGTCTTTCAATATAACTAACTCTTGAAATACTATTACCTTTAGCATATGAAATATAAATAACCTGCTCATTCGTAAGCTTTCTGGTCATCTGGGGATTCTTTGGGTACTGAATCCAGAATTGTTTATATTCATTTTCACCAACCTTTTCCACGATGGGCTGAAGTGATGCTGGATCTAATTCCTTAAATCCTATAACTTCCCTACCCTTGTTATCGTAAATAATCTCAAAAGCTAAGAATCCATCAATTAAGAATTGCTTAAAGTACTGCCAAGCTAGTACACTATTTTGAAATCCGAATACGTTATAGAGCCTATTATAGTTGGTTGACATCTCCTCTTTAATCTTGTCCTTGAGATCCAGATTTATAAAGGATGGTTGAGCAAAGTAGTTTCTATCATCATAAGTTATTGACTCGTCAGTAACTGTATCAATAATAAATTCAATCTCACCATTAAGCGAAAATTTTCTAAGATAGTTCCTTTTCTCAATATAATCCCTATCAAAGTATGCGATATATTTTCTTACCTTAGTGTCCTGGTAAGAAGCAGTCCAATAGAAGGCATCATTTTGTGTGAAGCCATTACCGTCTTGGTTGAAAAAATACCCCTCAGTCTTACCAATGGCTTGAGAATTTCTCACAACCATATCATCATACTGCATACCAAATTTTGCTATGTTACCCAGGTTTTTTAGAATGTTACCTAGGGCAGATTGATTGGGTTTTAAATAATCTAAAAATCCTGCCATTTTATTATAGTGTTACTGCTGGTGCTTCCTCTTCACCCTCTTTTTTCTCTCCCTCACCGCCTTTTTCTTCGGCTTTTTTCTTCTCCTTCTCTTTTCTCTCCATTGCTTCCTTGTTTGCATCTATATCCTGTTTGGACATACCCAGGAATGTTTCGATAAGGAAAGCATTGGAGAAATATGGTTTATCTTCATCTCCTACCAATCCACCCATTGCTGCGATGGCTTCCTTTTTCTTGTTCATCATATCCATTTCCTGATTCAGCTTGAATGGATTATCAGAAAAATAATCAAGACCCAATTGACTCTTGAATAGGAAATCTTCCTCGAGTTTAGGGTATTTTTTAACCATTTGTATCCAAAGTGGTTTAACCATAATCTCCTGGAATGTTGATCTAAGTCTCGATACGAACTTAGCAAATCTAATCTCTTCCTTATCCAATCCCTCAGCACCATTAGAATATGGTGAGGTACTACCACCGTCAGGATTATGAAATCTGGAAGGAGGTACCTTAGATTCCAGTATAAATTTATCAAAGAAATATGCTAGAGGCTGCGGATCATTTAAATTTGGTCCCTCAGTGTTTAAAGGTTCTATGGTTGGTGTACCATTTACGCCAGAAGGCATTAGGTAATTCTTATAGAACTGGATTTTTGGTCTACCGTCGATAGTTAATTCACCACTTTCATCATTAAGCTCAATGTCCTCTTTATAGATGCTCATTAACTCACCTAGAGTCTGCATACCTTTTTGAGGAGATTTTGAACCAATAGGAACCGTCATCTTTAGTTTAAATGAAGCATTCATTACCGACCAGATAACTCTGGTGTACTCCATTATTCTAAGAATGTTATAAGGTCTGATTAATCTCTCAATGTAACTTATCCTAGAAATAGCATTACCCTTGGCATAAGAAATGTATATAATCTGTGGATCATAAAGAACTCTTTTTCTCTTAGGATCTTGGGGGTATTGTGTCCACGTACTAACAAAAGATCCGTCTATTTGTTTTTCGACACTAGGTACAAGGGTAACAGCATCAAGTTCTTTAAATCCTATAATATTTTGACCCTTGTCATCGTATATGATTTCAAATGCCAAAAATCCATCGATAATAAACTGTCTGAAATACTGCCAAGCAGTTATGTCATCAGAGAATCCCCACGTATCATACAGTCTTTTATAAGTCTCGTATAGATCATCCTTGAGTTTCTCATTTATATCGCTAAGGTCTATAAAATCTGGATATGCAAAAAAATTGGATGGATCGTAAGAAATCGCCTCATCGCACACTGTATCAAGTACCCATTCTATTTCCGGATTAAGTGAAAACTTTCTTAAGAAATCACGCTTACCTTTATAATCCTTATCAAAGTATCCAATAAACTGTCTGGATGAGATATCCTGTTTGGCAAGAGTCCATAGCATACTCTCGTCCTCGACATTAGATTTATTCTTATTTAAAAAAGCTGCCTCGGTTACTCCCACTGCCTGGGAATTTCTAATAACCATGTCATCATACTTCATTCCGAAAGTACTAAGCTTTCTCACAGAATCCCTTATCCTCTGTACGACAGGGGTCTGAGATGGATTATTATTGTCTACAAAACCAGCCATTTATTCAAATAGTTTATTCATTCTATCGAGATTTTTAATTTAATTTCGATTGATATTCTTTATATATCCCTTGTACGGGTAACCCCTCTATAGAATTTACCCTTAAATATGGTATTTTAGGCCAGTCACTAATGGAAATAACCTTGGGTTCTCTTATGAACTTATACTTGAATCCAAAAAGAGCGTTTCTATACCCGGTATTATTTAATAGGATAGCTAAATTAGAATCTTTCAGACTCACTGGACTTTTTACCCCGCCCTTGTCATAAGATTCGTCGTTATCCTTTATTTGATTGGTAAAAGTATCATATATTTTACCAATAATGTCAATTCTAATTCTATGAGGAACTGTTATAAGATCTATTCCCTTTATAATGGTACCAGATTCCTTCGTATCAAACACGTTAGTGCAGAGTACGAGTGGCATTCTGTCTATGAACGGTCTATCCTCAGAGATCTTAGCATCTGTTTGATAATTAAATGTGTATATCTCGCCAGGAACGAAAGGTGGATAAAAAATCTTATCCGGGCTGTTATTTTTGAAGTATTTACTTAAAAATAATTCATCCGTGATAGAAAAAAGATCTCCTTTATTTTCGGGATCATCCTTATATTCAAGTACGAGATCTCTATACATTATTTACTTTTAAATAAAAAATTCTCATCGATTACCCCAAACCTATACCCTCTTTTCTCTGCCCATTCCTTAGCTGCTTTAAATTTAGCTTGATTTGTTATCCAGATCTGCATGTTTCTATTATACGATTTAAGCTTAGCAACTGTCATTGTTCCTTCGTATATAGGCTTTCTAGTCTGGCTTTCTGGCTTTATCTCTATTATCCAATCCTGGGACTCTCCAGAGTCCTTCAGCACCTTCATATAGAAATCCACATGATATTTATGGGATTTCTTATCGAGTGGATTGTAATAGTCTATCGAAACCGGTTCGGAACTCCATTTGATAATGGAGTCGTTCGTGTCACAATATGTACAGAACCTATATTCCCATGAAGATCTGTAGATTATATTATGAATATCTCCTATGTACTTTTCATGATTCTTTGGTTCGTACTTACCTGATCTATATTCCCCGTTCGGTTTTACCTTCTTTATATCAGCCATAATGCCTATTAAACATTATATGAGTTATCATCACCCGTGATATAACTAAAAGGTATAGTCTTCGGATTTTTGGGCGGGTGTAGCTTTTTCCACCCTTTAGCAAATCCATTCTTTGCTATCTGAGTAAAGTATGCAAATGGGTTATTAGATTTTTCAGGATTGAAGCGATTCCAATATTTACAAAGATCTTCCATAGCAAAGGCCATGCAATCTTCTCTATCCTCAGGATCCTTATAAGACATCTTTTTGGCAATTCCTGATATCATCAGTGTAAACATTGCTATGGTTTCAGGAGTGAGCTTACCCGCATTTTTTGATTCTACGACAGCGGCTAATAATTCACTGTTCTTAACATATTCTTTTGCCATTAGTAATTGGTTAATTTGGGTTTATAGTTTTAGTCAAAAAACTGGGAAAGATTTCATAAAAAAAGAATGTAGCTTTTGGCTACATTCTTTAGATTTATTCTTTAGTATCTTCCGGATCATCAGAGTCTTCCTCCTCGTTATCCGTTATCTTTTTACCGTCCGGTGCTTTACTTAGCTTCCCTTCTGATGATTGTATGAATTTTTCGCCCGGTTTGTTCTGATTTTCAGCTTTAGGAGCGAAATAAAAGTTGCGACTTAGTTTTTTTTTACTTCCTCGGATTCCTCTGCTTCGTCCAAATTATAACCAGTATCATCAGAATCACCTTCGAAATCAATGTCTCCCTCTTTACCAGGTGCCTCTGCTAGATTCATCTTCTTTTCGATGTCTCCAGATAGTTTAGTATCGGCGTTGCTTTTTGCTTCAGCATCTGGTGCTTCAGCTAATTCACCTTCGTTTTCTGCTTTACCTTCTCTAAGGTTGTATCCGATTTCATATTTTTCGCCATCAACATCTTCACCCTCAAAATCAGTTTTATCTTTAGTTTCTGGTGCATCTCCTAAAAGATCCTCACCTTCAACTTTACCCTTTTCTTTCTTGTTATCACCTGGAGCTTTAGCTAAATTAGCTTTTTCTTCCTTAGCTTTAGCTTCATTCATTGTGATGTTATACCCATGAAGAGAGTCAAATTCCATTGCTATGTCCTTATCTCCTTCACCTCTTGGGGCTTTAGAAAATCCGTGATTGTCAGCAAAAGTTTTCAATAAGTTCTTTTGTTCCTCTAAGCTTAAAGTAGATTTGTTTAGATTGTTGGATTCTTTAACTTCCTCTTCTCCCTCTTCTTCAGCTTCTTCAGAGTTTTTCTCAGCTGCTTGACTTAAAGCTTCCTCAAGATCAGAAATCTCATTTACTAAGAAATCAGAAGTTTTTCCGTTGTCCAAAAGAATTGTATATCTTCCCGATGTACCATCAACTGAAATTATCTTTCCCGTTTCTCCTGATTCTTTAACTTTGATGAAATCACCAATGTTAAATTTTTCATCTTCTGAAACGTTAAGCTCATCTGAAATTTTAATTTCTTCCTCTATTCTAGAAAGTTCTGAGTTGATCTGATTCCATTTTTCTTTTAATACACTTAATTCTTTTTCAAGAATTGATTTAGCAGTTAAAATTTGTTTAGATTCTCTATAAAGATTATTAGATTCTGTTAAAGCATTGATCTTAGAAATCTCTCCTTCTACTCTTGAAATATTCTCAAGAACCTTAGTTCTGTCATTTATCATAACAGATTTAATCTTATTCTCACCCTCTAAGAAGTCAGTTAAACCCTCAGAGATATCGTATCTTAAATATGACTTAACCATAGAAACTGCCTGAGTTCCATTTACTTTATAAATAGAATTCTCGTTCATAGCTTGATTAATCTTCTGAACATAGATCTGATCATTCCATTTGAAAAGATTAGCAGAAACACCTTCGTAAATATTAGAAGTTATGCTCTTAGCAAAATCTAATTCAACGATATTAGAGTAGTTTGTGTATAATACCATCGTATCATGAACAGCCTCTGATTCATTAACTCCGAAATAAGATCCAGATTCTAGACCCAAGATTTTAGCTAAACCTGCAACGTCACCAAATTTAAGTTTATCTTTACCTAAATAAACCTCTACGTTTTCATTTTCTTCTACCAATTTAACCATTTTCTTACCGAATCTGATTGAGATTCCGTTCTCGTTAATAGAAACGTGAGATTTTTTAGAAGATTCGATTAATTTGCTGTAATCAGAAGGAAGATTTAAAATCTGTTTTTCCGATAATTTAACCAATTCTTTCTCCGTTGCTTCGAATATTGATCCTCCGATATAGAAGAATGTTCTTCCATTTTCGAATAAAACAGGAGAGTATACTTTAGATACGCTAGATTCGCCTTGTGCATTTACTGGAATTTCTAGTTTTCTAGTGTCTTTATTTTCGTTAACATTTAAGAAGTTAATTAGATTTCTAACTACTGGGTTGAAACCATATTTAGAAATATTTTTAACCAAAAGACCGTTTGACTTACTTTCGGAAACTAACCAAGTATTTAATGTTTCAGAAAGTTCAGAGTAGAAAGAAGAACTACCACTAGTTTTAATTGCCTCTAAAACTCTAGCAACTTCAATTTCTCTTGAATATTTTTTAGCTTTAGCTTTAAGATCATCAGCTATAGGTGTAACTGAATTATCCCAGCTGAAAGACTCTAGTTCTGCAATAAAATTATGGATAACTGTGAATTCAGGTAATTTTTTAACAGACAAAAGATTCTGGTATTGCTCACATACGATTTTAGCTTTAGGATATGAGTAGATAGAAGATTCTTTTATTTTAGAGATTGCCTCCATAATACCAAGATTCTTAACCCCTTGTGCCTCTATGAAAGAAACAGTTACCGGATCAGCTGTGTCCAATTTAGAAATGCTTTCGAAAAGATCCTCCGATTTTTTCTCTTCTTGCTCTTTTCTATCAGCATAAGATCCAGAATTAGAAGAAGTTCTTGATCCTAGTCCACCCCATGATTCCATTAAGGCAGCGGCAGATCTTTTAGAGACTTCGTTCTCCTCTTTTCTTATTGCTTCTATGTGGTTAATGACATTTGGAATGTCGTTCTGGGTTGTCCCCGAATTATTATGTTCGTTGATAGAAGCTATCAATTCATCCTTAGAAACGGATTCACCGTTAAGGAAGCTCTCACACAAAGATTTTACTTCTGGTGATTTTGTTAGTTCTTTTAGTTTTTTAACTTGGTTTATAAAGTCCATGGTTTACTTTTTTTTTACTGATTATATATCCAACTAAGGACGAGAAACTTTTACTATATATTTAATGTAATTACAGCATTTTATCATTCACACACTAATATTTCCAACTTAACCGTGATTTCCGTGCTGGGGTTATGAAAAACTATACCGCCATTGCCCACGCTATCACTTGCTAATGTTCCAGGTTTTGATAAATTCCATCCTTCAAATTCCGAATCGGATGAGGATATTCTCTGTCCAGAAAGAACCATAAGTTCACCCATATAATTGGTATTTCCCTGGTATGTCCAGTTTATATACTTTCTAGACTCCAAAGTGGAACTTGGATAAATGGCTTTAACCGCTATGAAAGAAACGTAGCCATATTGATCTCCAATGTCAGTCTGACTCAAAAGTGAGTATGCACCGGGCTTCAACGTAACTCTGCTTCTTGAAAACTTATCCACCTCTATATTAAGGTCCTTCATCGAAAGATATTTCGGAGGATTTGATGTGTTACCGTTATCGAGCACTAAATTACCTCGATAGAATCTAAATCCTTCCAGTACATCATACGGACATGTTATTGGTTGAGTTGCCATCTTAATTTGCTGTTATTACTGTTAATTGGACCTCAGAGTCGGTTGGGTTGGTAAAAATAAATCCACCATTAGCGCTATTGGCTGGACCCGTGTGCCCATATGTTGAAAACGGATCAACGTCCCATCCTTTCCAGGGGATATCTTCCTTTATAGCTCCAGTCAATATCATGACCTCGCCCATTATATTTCTTTGTGATCCTTTATAATCCCAGAAGATAACCTTTTCTTCCCTAGGGGTTCCTGGCAAATAATTGGCTCTAGCTATCAGCATCGAAACCTCCCCATTAGTGCTAGTAAATGAGGATGGGTCTAAATTAGCAGATGTTCTTGGTAATATAACAAAGGTCTGTTTTTGGTAATTTGAAAAACTTTGAAGAGGGTGGAAAAAGTCCACCACATTTAACGTATCAAGTGTCTTAGATTGGTGTACAACATCAAAAGATTCCTTTATAAATTCAATTTCATTGGGATCGTTGAATCTTTGGAATGTAGCTTCTATTATCTCCAGCTCATCCAGTTGTCTTGCTATATTGAGGTATTCTATTTTGAATCCAGCAGTGGATCCCGATGGTGTTATAGCAAACCCAGCGCTACCACCAACTACAAGGGTTTCGCCAGTTTGTAGCGAGCTGCCTCCGTCAAAATTATCGGTGTTTAATATTTCAGAATCTGCCACTTATGTGTTTTATTTTTATAATTTAGTTGGATCAACCATAATAGGAATTCTATTCGTATTAGCTGTTGTAATAGTACTCTCGTTATAACCATCATCGAAAGAATCTGAATTTTCGGAAGTTGCCAAATCCAAAACAATCTCATCTGGTTCAGAAGATGTGGCATCTTCAACCACCAATTCCTGAGCTATCTCCTCATGAACCACTTCGGAAACTTGTGATTCGGTGACTAGAATTTCCTCCATGGTCACATTCTTATCATCCTCAGGCTTTATATAGTCAACCAGGGATTTGATAAATCCTAGCGCAACCACAGGTAAAACTGCACCGCTTATAATCGACAATATTCTCTTCTGGTATATTAGCTCCTCTTCAACCAATCCGAACAGTTCAATCCATCCCTGAAAGTTCTGCAAGTGCGTATATGCATAATAGGTATTACCCATTGCTTGCATAAGAGTTAATATTATAAAAAGACCCCACACCATCCCCTTGTTCATTTTATCAAGCGAGATTAGTGATGCTAACGAAGCAGCAGCACCAACCTCAAATGCAATGGCTAAGCTAACAGCCAACCAAGTGGGATTGGATAATTTGAAAAAGTCTATAACGTGAATAGTGGAAATCACAGAAACCATTAAGTACAGGCTCACGAATGTGCCTATAATAAAGTAACTAACTGATTTTTTACTCATCTTTATTTTTTATTTTTTTCCAATTTTTTGATCTCTAGATCAATTTCACTCTGGCGATTCACGTCCATGATCTTTCTGTCAGTTGACTGGATCATTCTTTTTTCAGCCTTTAGCCCTTCAATTTCAAGGAGAATTCCAAGTTCCTCCCTGGTGCAAATAGAATCTAAAATGGCACTCTGTGTCTTAGATTGTTTTGATAATCTATTAATATCACTATTTGCTCCACATTGTCTAAGGAAAATAAGCAATAATAAGCAAAGTGCAATAACTTGGAAGTTAGCTTTAATTTTGTCTAGTACTTTCATAACTAATTTTTTTATTTTTTTTATATATCTCCAAAAGGTTTGCACAAAAAAAGCCAGCTTATTAAAACTGGCTTTTTTTGTGTTTTATAGGGATTATCCCAATGAAATCCCCTGCATAGCCGCAGCTAATTGTTTTTCTAGCTCCTTTACTGTGGCAGCATCCTCTTTAGCATCGGATAAAGCCTGATCGAAAGCTTTAAATAGTTTAATGAAATCTTCCGCACTTTTAAGTCCGGTCCCTTTAGATTTAGATAAGAAATAGTGGGTAGCCTCTAAAGGTAAAGCCCCTAGATAAATAACGTTGTCCTTTATTCCATCTTTTCTGATCTTCTTGATGTGTCTGTTTACTTCAACGATACCGAGAGCTTCAGTAGAATTCCATTCAGCTTTTTCCTGCATAAATGTTTCATATTGAGTGAAAAGTACATCATTACAAGATACTGCGTATACCTTAGATCTGATTTCGTCCTTTTTAGCGTCGATGGTCGCTTGAATCTCGTCCACTTTCTCCTGATCATATCCAATCCCTAAATCACCCTGAGTATTCAAAGTGCCAAAGTCGATCTCATTGGATCCTCCTGGTAATTCAACTTCCATAGAAATTTGTTCTGCTTGCTTTTTACTTGATGCCATATTTTTTGTTTTATATTTTTACTATTGTGGTTGATTTTTGTTTCTATTCAAGCTCAAAAATATCCAGACTATTCCTATTTTGATCGAGATATGCTCTTAAAGGTTCTCTGAGATCCTTTGCAGGATATATCTTAGGGTCCGAGTCTGGTCCAATGTGACATAGAAATCCGCTTTCTGTGTCTATACCAACCTCATCTTCAAGTATAAGTCTATATAGACTTATTTGTATCGAATACTCATTATGCTGATTTTCCCATAAATGCGGGAATGGTCTAAGCAATTTTTTATATCTACCCTTGGGATGGTCGTCATGTTTAAAATCCCCATTTGTTTTCCAGTCTCCGATAATAAGAAAAACCTTCTGTCTTTTCTCGTCCCAGAAAAGAAGAGGCTGATCTATAGTCCCTGCTAGTCTCCATTTTCTTGAAAATATACGTAGTTCGGATTTCAGTGGGATAAAGACTTTTAGCTTTCTCTCATAAAGGTCCAAGAATTTATGAACCCTCCTAGAATACTCGTCCTCCGGATTATGCTCGGGAACATCAGGATTGAGTCCGCTCCAGAAATCTTCAATGAATTTATGTACTCTAGTTCCAAGATCGTTAGCGACATCCGCTTTGTGCTGCCACTCATTTAACACAAGAGAAACATCAACTCCTCTTTCCTGTGCCTTTCTTTTTGACCAATATTCACGATCAAACGGAACCTTGAAATTTTTAAGATAAGTGGTTACTGAATCATATTTAATCCCGTCGTATCTATAAACATGGGATTCCTCGTGAAAGCTAAATTTATTATCGTTGGTGAAAAATTCAAGCTTTCTCTCTATTTCATTCTTCAGTACTTGTACCTCTTCCCTCATTATGCTAGATGTAGAGCTTTTAATATCCAATCCCATTTAGCTATCAATAGGATAATTGCGGTTATCTCTGCAATAAATCTAAGCACCCATAACCAAGTAATGTGTCTAAAAAGAAATTGATAAACCACAAGATATGCTTCATCGTCAGTGTTTTTAACGGGTTCTATCCACATGGTCAATAACTCCTCAAGATTAAGGGATTTTAGATATTCGTTTGTTGGTTTAAGATCACTGATAACAAAGGATGGTCTAGCGTCTCTAGGTAAATCTGCAGAAAGTAAAACCTGTGGTGGCAGGTTTACCACAGTATAGATTCTGTTTAGATAATCTCTTCTGAGTCTTCTTCTCGCCCAGAGAGGTGAATCTTTTTCCTCTTTCTTTATAATTCCCACATATTCACGGTAAAGTGATATTTCTTTTATTACTTTTAATAGTCTAAACATAGGACTTTACTTTTTTATACTCCAATTCCGGGCTATTGTTTCCCGTCTATTTTTTTTCTGATCTTACCTCTTGCTCTTCTAATCCTAGTAGCAATCGATCTTTTCTTAATTCCATACTTCTCCGCTATGTCCTTGTATTTCATATGATTAATCTCACGATCTATCATAATATCACGGTATAATTCGGGAAGATCTCTAATCTCATCCAAAACAGATTCATAGACCTCGTCAAGATTGGATCCCTCGTTATAAAAAGCATAAGTAGGATCATCCTCTAAATTGTATTGACCCCCGATATCACCAATCGTATTCTTAGACGAAAGAAATTCCAATTCGGAATCGGTGTGGCTATAATATCTTTTTCTTGACTTCATTAATAATAATGATTCATTTCTTGCTATATTGTAGCACCAGGTTGAAAAGTTACCTCTCTCGCTATTATATTGATCTATCTTTAACCAGATCTTGGACATCGTGTTAAGAAAAGCATCCTCGGCAAGTTCTTGATCCTTCAAAATTAAATAGCAGTGATTGAGTATTCCGGGACGGAGTCTCTCAAATAATACCTTAAAATTTTTATCGTTCTTTGCTGTAATGAAATCTTCTGCTAGCTTCTGGATATTCTTCTCTTTTTGTTGCATATGTTAAATTTGGATTTAGTTTACTAGTTTGTCTATTTTTATAATTTCAATTCCAGCTTCGGCTAGGAAGGATAATGATTCGGGTTTTCTATATACGTCAGAAAAAACCACCTTCTTTATTCCAGATTGTATAATAAGTTTGGAGCATTCAAAACAAGGAGAAAGAGTTACGTATAATGTTGATCCGTCAGATCCCTGAGTACTTTTGGCTAATTTTGTAATTGCATTAGCCTCGGCATGTAACACTTGGGGAAGAGTGACATCATCTTTTTCACATATATTAGGAAATCCTGTGGGTGATCCATTATATCCGTCAGATATAATTGACTTATCCTTTACGATCAAACACCCAACCTGCATTCTTTTACAGTATGAGTTCTTTGCCCACACTGATGCCATTTCTAAATAGATCAGGTCTCTTGGATCAGCCTTGATGCCTTCAGGATGAAATTCCATAGAGGATACATCATACTTGTCATCGTTATTTTTTTTAATTCTCCACATGGGTAGGTTTAAAAAATCCCATGTTATAAAAGATGTATCGTCGTATGTTTTATCTTTGATTTTGTATAGTAATTGCATCTGAGAGTCTATTCCAATTTGATTTTCACAAATGTAACATAAAATCTCGGAATAAAAAAATATTTAACGGTATTTTTTAAACTCTTCTTGAATCGGGTCTATATGGACTCGACATAGGGGAAACGTTCAATGGACCTTCGAGTAGAGATGCTATCCTAACAAGAGCAGCTTTCATCTCCTGTATATCATTAGAAGTGATCCCAGCATCTCCATTTTTTTCCGATTTAGTTTCGGTTGCTTTAGATTCAGTCTTGCTTTCCGTGCTTACCGCTTCGGTTGGAGATTTTTTTCCCTCACTAACTTCCTCTTTTGCTGCAGCAGGCTTCGGTTGGGCTTTAGGTGCTGGAGGTGTAGATAACTTCTTAATATCTGTTTTGAGTTCAGGGGTCTTAAGTTCCGGTGTCTTTTTAGCTAATGATGGAAGCTTTACCTGTTTGCTTAGATCAGATCCCTTACCAAGTATATCGCCAGCAGCACCTAGTTTTCCGCCAAGCTTATCACCAAGCATCCCACCAGCTCCTTTCAGAAGATCGGATCCTGATGATAGTAGTTTTGTTTTGTCAACATCCTTAAGAAGATCTTTTCCCTTAGCAAAGATATCAGCTCCCAGCTTGGATTTGTTTTCATCTCCCTCAGCTTTGCCCTCATTTTCCTTATCTTTCTTCTTCCCAAATATTCTTGAGAATAGACCCTCTTTCTTTTCTTTTAGCTTAGCTTCCTTTTCTTCCGATTTTTTTTCCTTCTTATTTGTAAGAGCGGGTGGGTTTACAACCTCTTCAGCTTTATTATTTACCGGTTTACTTAGTTTCTTTAGATCATCTTGAGTAAATTCTGATGTTACTTTCCCCTGTAGTCCTTCCAGATATGAATTAATATCCTCCTCTAACCATCCAGATTCTCCGTCATAGTACAAAGGATCAGATAAAATAAGTTCCCTTCTTTTATTGGCTATTTCCTTTTCGCTCGGAGCATCAGGTCCTAGCTTTTTTAGAATATCTTGTCTTGCTTTTAATATATCATTAGATATAACAGCAGATCCCTGTTGTAACTTAACAATCTCCGGTCCCTTTTCACCGACAAGGTACTGTCCGGTTTGGTTAACAGGTCCACCTTTCTCGAATGCTCCTAAAAGCCCCTTACCACCCTTTAATAAACCTCCAAGAGATCCAGAGACAACGTCCTTTATACCCCCGCCTTCTTTTAATCCACCAGCAAGACTCTTTATATCCAGTCCTTTGGCCATATCACCAATACCCTTAAAGTCTAGTCCTTTCAGTCCCTGAGTTAGTCCCTTAAAATCTAATGATTTAAGATCCTTGGATAAACTCTTGAAATCGAGTGCTTTAAGATCGCCAGAGAGACTTTTAAAATCCAATCCACCTATACTCTTAGTGAGCTGAGAGAATTCACCTTTTAGACTCTTAAGGTCCAAACCTTTTATACTGTCAGCAACTTTACCGAGATCCTTAGTCCCCTCCGCGCTTTTTTCCTGTACCTCAACCAAATCAGATGTTGTGGCGGTGTTCTTTTTAATGTCACCGGAAAGCTTATCTACGTTTCTAGATAAGTCTAATAAAGAGGAAATAAGTTTAGGATCTGTAGCCATGCTGTATATATTTCTTTTTATCTAGTTAGATTAAATAATTGTTTAACCCCCTCTTCTGTTTGTTTGTCTGCATTTTCTTGCTCAATTGCAGCATTGAGTTTGTCGAGCCAGATCTGGTACTCATAGAAAGGCAAAGATTCCAACCAATTTGGATCTATCTTATGTTCATGCCATAGTCTAAATTTGATATCAAAGAAGTTCTCCAAAGATATCTGAAATAACGAAAAGAGATCTGATCCCGCTGGGAAAGTTGATATCAGCGGTGACCTCCTCATCACCGCAAGCTGGGCATTTTTGTTTAACTTTTAGTTCAGTCCCAAGTTTTATCTTTTCAGAGAGTTCGAAGTATAAGCTATATTCCTCCTTCGTCCAATAATCTGTTTCTCTCATTCTTAATGAGATCTTATCTGTTGTTAAATCTCTCCACTCATTAAATAGGAATGGTGCAATTTTAAGGAATCCCTCATCAACATCCGATCCTCTTTTCGAAACGTCCGAAACAAATTTAGAAATTGCTTTAGTAACACCTATACTAGGTATACTCATCTCTATCCTTTTTCCTATCTTTTTAACGTCAAAGACAAACGTTCGTGTTTCTACATCATAATACTTAACGATTCTATCATCGAGCTCGTACGAGCTTAAAACACCAGTCCTTAGCTCAATCCCGTCCTTATATGGACAGTCGGGTGTTTCCTTACAGGTCTTAGTCAACTGTAGTAGTATTGAATTCTCACCTCTTACGAAAGTTAAATCCCGAACAGCCATTATTATAAAGAATCGATCCTCTTGTTTCAAATCAAGATACGAAACCACACCTTCTCCCGGGAAATCTATTCTTAAACATCTATCCAGGATATAACTTAGTTTATCCTCTATATCCAATCTATCGTCATCGTCAATAGTGGAGAAATGTCTAATCTCTCTTACTTCCGCAGCTCTTATTGCCAGTTTTGTTCCGTCAGGATAGAACATACCTTTAGATGGTAATATCTGGACAGGAAGGTTCTTCCATCCAGTATCGAATGCGGGTGAGACTGATTGGGCTTTTCCGAAGCTATTTGCTGGTTGCTCGCTCTCGTACACGTTCTTCGGCGTCTCTGTTAAAATTGCTGCAGGTTCTTTCTCAGCTTCAGTACTCTTCACAGAGCCTGAAGGTGTAGATAAAACTGCAGCATCCTGAGGATTTGATTCCTCCTGAATCGGGTCGTCGTAAACTACCCCTCCGGAGAGTTCCTTTCTCCTTAGAATTTCTTCTGGTGATATGTTATCCATAATAATTTTGATTTTATCTATTATATAACACAAAACAAAAAAAGAGGCCAAAATAGGCCTCAAATTTCAAATATTTTTTATTATTGGTTATTAAAGGAATAGATCTTCCCAGTAATCACACACCCAGCTAGTTGTTACACTGTAAATTGTTGCCTGCTCATAATCAAGATCCATCGCATTTATAGCCTCGCTCAGGAAGCAAGAAGGTATTCTTATTCTTCTGAAAACGTCCCCTCTTTTGTTGAATATCGAGATGGACATAGACCCGACATAATCAGATTTTATACCCATTGCTCCAGTTAATGGATTATAAATTAAATCCGACCACTGTCTAAGAATCTTGTAAACTGACATGGAATTGGCATCATTTAAGTTAACCTCAAATTCCATGGATAAAGTCATATCACTCTGAGAAGGCTCTCCACCAGCATATCTTCTTGTAGCAAACTTATACTGTTGGTTAATAGTTTGTGCTGGAGCGATATCAACTGTTAATCCACTTATAGATTTAACCTGTTGTGCCAATATGCTCTCACCCCTAAAAGTTGTTGATGCAGCAACTATCCCAGCAGGGGGATTTATTAAAACCTCAAACTGGTTTAAATAAACGGGTTCGAAGTTGTTTATCGCCGCTTTAGAATTTGTAAAATGTGGTAATCCTGCCATTTCTATTTTTTATTTTATAAGAATAAATCTTCCCAGTAATCAACCGCCCAAGTCATATCATCTATCTTATATAGATCCGTCGAAGTATAATTAAGATTCATTGGCGAGATAGGCTTAGTAGGAAAGCAATCTTTGCAGGTTATTCTTCTGAAAACGTCCCCTTGTTTATTGAATATCGAGATAACAATTGTACCGGTATAATCGTTTTTAAGTCCCATTGCACCTGTTAATGGATTATAGATAAGATCCGACCACTGTCTTAATGTTTTAAAAACATACATCGAATTAGCGTCATTTAAATTTATACTAAAACTTAAGCTAACATCCATATAGGTGTTTTCCGGTTTAGCTCCCGCATAGTTTCTTTTAGCAAATTTATACTTTTGACTAGTTATACCCGGATTTTTATCAAGGGAAAGCCCACTAACTTTACTTACGTGTTGAAGCATTATTTCACCGCCAGCTACAGCACCAGGAGGTATAATTACTACCTCAAACTGGTTCAGATAAACAGGTTCGAATTTGTTTACCCCCGAAAGTGAATTTTGAAAATGTGATAATCCTGCCATAGTTAGTTATATTTATCTTTTGCCTCTAAAATCACCAAATATCATTATACGAATTGTATAAATCCACCTGCTGCGATTCCACCAGTTCTAGTAACAGTAATTCTATTAATGAATTTCTGAATTCCTCTAGCAGGTTCGATAATAACATCGATTATACCCATGTTCATATCGATAATTGCTGGGGTGTTATTAGAAGCATCCATGATAGTTTGGTAAGCATAAATACCTCCGCCTGCTCTTACGCCGTCTAGATAGTTATCAACCAATGTTTTTATTTCAAGTCTGATTGAATCATCATTGAAGTCAAATAAGTAGTTAGATAAAATTTCCTGTACATCAGATTCTATACTGATTAAAAGATCCCTTACGTGAACCAAGTTGAATGCAGAGTTAACTTGTTGATAAGCTGTTTGGTTACCGAAGATAACCACTCCAATTCCTCTTCTCTTGATGATCGGGTTAATTCCGAACGGTTCAAGATTTCCTCTATCCTCGTCAGTAAAGTCATATTCAACCCCTACCACGCTAGATCCGCTTATTACTCCTCTTTTTTGACCTGCTATAATTGCGTAAGGTTCTCCGTTAGCAAATTTTCTAAGGAAATTATTAGAAACATAAGCTGCTGGTGGTACTTCAACGTTTCTGTTTGATTCTCTAACCGTAATATAAGGTGAGTAGAATCCGCAGAATTTAGATCCATCGTCTTCAGTTGGTAGACTGAATGTGTATGAAGGATTAAGTGATAAGTTACCCCCGTCTGCGATGTAAGCAGTGTTCAATTTAGGATAAGGATTAGTTGCTGTTGGAGCATCAGTAAATCTAGGATCCGTGCTAGCTCTAAACTGAGCCATTGAAGGAGCATTAATAATAGCAAGTGCTTGTTGTCTTAATTTAGCAAGCTTACTAAGTTGGTATTTAGAATTAGGTAGAATTTGTCCAGAGAAAGTATCTACGATGTATCTGAATGAGATGACGTCCTTAGAAGCTAATGTTTTAGCTATATTGGTGTCATACATAACATCCAAAATCTCAGTTATTCTAGCATCACTTCCGTTAGGTCTGTGCCAATCAGTCATTATGAATCCTGAAAGGTAAGAGAAATCGAAAGATCTAGTGAATTGAGCTATAGATAAGAATTTTTGAACCCTAACTCCATTAGTTACTGAATAGTAATAAACAGGTCTCGCAGCTACCACTCTATATACGCCTGATGTAGTTGTACGAGAAACTGAAGTGATCTTAGCTAATCTGTTTTGTCTATTCCCTGTTGCAGGATCGCAGATATCAAGGTCAGTTGATACAACCAAATCTCCAACCGAGAAAGGTACATTACCACTAACATCTAAAGTTACGTTAAATGTGGTAACATCTATTCTTGTACAATCTACGAATTGGTTGATTGAACCTTCCTGAGAAACTATGTCAAAATTTTGTGCACTCACAGGATTACCAATGTTATCAGAAGCGTATGTCGTACCAAATCCAGGTACGTTAGTAATTGTTGCAGTGTCTCTATCAACGTTGCTAAATGCTCTTGTGTATACTAGATTGAATTGGTCTCTATCAACAGTTTCTTCAAATCCTAAGTATTTAAGCTGAGTTCCTGCTGAGTTTGTCCATGCTAAATCTCCGTCTGTTACTTCAGCATATTTATTATCTTGATACAGATCAGAAGCATTGTAAGCTACAATAGTATTAGAAACTCCGAGAGGAGCACCAGGTCCAGTAACACCATCAGGTGTTGCTACACTTTCAATATCTGTATAATCCGAGTTACCAAACTGATAAGCATTCGTATAGAAAGGTTGGTTACTTCCCGAAGCACCAGTATTATAAGAAGTTAAGTTGTAAGTAGGCTTAACCGTTATACCTTGAGATCTGTAGAAAGATGTATCTAATGGGTGGGTAAAGAATATTCTAAGAGCTCCCGAAACGTCCTTAGTTCCAGTTACCTTAAGCTTAATTAGGTTAGCTTCCGAGAATTGATTGATTAAACCACCGGTTAAACCTCCAGTGTAACCAGTTACCACACCTAGAATGAATTTCTGATCATTCGATGAGCTAACACTTAAGAAACTCTTAAGTTCTGTTACATCGGTAGCATTTGCCATATAACCTCCGGTCACACCGTATGTTCCTGATGTTTGAAGATAGTGTAATCCTCCTTCGTATGCATTAGAATCATATGTGTTAAATGATTGGTAAACCACTCCTGCAGTTGAGCCTGTAGCTCCTGTTAAAGTAAATAGCGTACCTACTTTAGCACCAGTTGTGTAAACAGTAGCACCAGTAGCACTGTTGAAACCAGTAGCCCCAGTAACTCCAATTACATTTTGGCTGTATAGGTAATCAGCAACTAATACCTGATCATAACTTAAGAAGTTAATTCTAGGTGTAGCTAAATCCCTATCTCCACTTAATTCGTCGATTAGGTGATTTCCTACTAGATCTATTCTAGATGAATTGTCGCAAATAGCATCGAATGCTTGTTCGTCAATAGCACAGAATAAACCTGTAGAAGGTGTTCCGTTGTTAACCAATGTTTGTATGTACTGATTAATTCCGTTAAGATCAACGAAGTCAGGTATAATACATCCAGTTACGGTTGTTACTATTGAAATATCAGGCTCAGCAAGGAAAGCATCTATTCTGCTCTTGATGAATCCGTTGTTAGTGAAATACGTGCTCCATTTTGGATCAATCGAAAGCGCCTGGTAATCTGTCCAGTTACCGTAGATGGCAATAACATCCACGAAATAATCTGAAATATAATCATAAGGGTGCATGAACGTCGGAACGTTATTTGCTCCGTACCAATCGATTGCGAAAATGTCATAACCCTTAAGAGGCTTAGAAGAATCGGTAGATTTTCTAACGATTATACTCATGGGGGTTTTACCCAAGTTGGTTAAGCTGAAAAGTTTTCCTTGGTCAGCAACACTTAGAGTTGCAAGGAAATAATTAGGATCAGCAAACCAGAATCTTTCTTTGTTGTAGTAAGATGAGTATAGTCTGCTTGTGACAACACCGTTAGATTCTTCGGTGTCAACAGAATAAGCCTGGTAAGTCGCTTCGTCCGGATCTGCAGAATCTACATCGTCATTCAATCTTAATAGATTCAATGCAAAGACTGGTCCGGTATTTAAACATGTTAGGATGGATCTTTGGAAAAAAGATCCTTTATTTTCTAGTGATCTGTCTACGTCACCAAAAATAGATATAAGAGTTGTTACGTCTGGAATATAGACTGGGGTGTTGAAAGGTCCCTTATTAGAGAAACCTACAACCAATCTAATAGTTTGAGACGTTAGAATGACGTTCTGAGACGCGTCAAATTCTAATGTATAAACTCCAGATGCTCTAAACTGTGAGTAGTCTATTTTTACCTTATTTGCCATTATTTTTCAAGATATTTTTGCTTCTAGACTATATATCAAAAAAGAAACAGGAATTATTGATAAAGGATATTTAAATAACCATTATTACATGAGTTTACTGAAATCCCCGTAGCTTCTTCCGTCCTTGGTACTAGGTCCTCTCTGATTCTCGTCTAATATTTGTCCGCCCTCAATTTTTCTAACTATGATGTCCTTATATGGATTTTCTGTAAGCTCGTCAAAGACATCTCCAACTATCTGATTAAAATCATATCCGTCAAAAAGTCCAGGCAGATTAACCAGCGTCATGGCAACATCATCATGTCCACTCTGGCTCGAGTAGGTTCCTCTTGAATTTAGTCCGAAAGTGAAAAGTTCGGGTATAGTCCACTTCTTCTCATTCACTAAGATTTTATCACTCTTAACCAGACTTCTGAGCAGTTCGCAATATTTCATCTTGTTCTTCTCATTGTATTTTATACCGGGTTTTAGTACTCTAGCACTTTCGCTGTGTTTAGTAAATAAAAACATTTCATCGTAAAAATCATCTCTGGCGGTGAGTTTATCATATAATATTTCACCCTTAAAGTTCATCTCCAATGCGATCTTAACTCTGTCAACAGTAAAGAGGTCGCTGCAGAGAAGTTGGACAAGCTTGGTAAATTCCTCAAGCTTAATCTCGTTATCTCTAAATACACCCACCTGCACTAGGCCAAAGAAATCAGCCTCATCCTCAAATTCCTCTATCCTATCAATCACCGTCTTGGGTAGAGGGGTAACTTTAAATATATTAATGACCGTAAAATCCCCCTTTCCGCCAGCACTTAAATCTATTGATAGCACGAATTTCTTACCTGGGCTGTCACATTTATCAAGATCAAACTTAGGATGCCAGATTAGATTCTCGTAATTGATACTGTTATCGTGAAGACAGCTAATCTCTCTCCAAGAATATTCGACCTCGTTCTTCCTTATTTTTTTAAGCTCATTAGAACCTAAAAGCAAACTTGATGAGCTTAAGAATTGGTTACCGTATTCCTGATTGAATAGCTCCTCACTTCCTAAGTTACCTATCTCCTTCTGTTTCCAAGCTTCATCTCTACCTGGAACCTGCCACCAATCCACTCTGATTGGATTAAAACTGTTTTCACCATCGAGAGCACCTTGATAAATTTCATAGAATTTATTCATTCCGTTAGGTGTCGATGTGATTATAATTCGAGACACCTTAGACGATGAAACCGTTGGGTATGTTGATCTAAAGAAAGCCTCAATAAAATTGGGATTAATATGAGCAAACTCATCCATGTATAGGAAATGAATGGTAAAACCGATACCGGAAGTTTTAGTTGTGGTCTTTGCTAAAACTCTACATCCGTTATCAAAACGCATTGACATAACGTTGTTTACCATTATACCGGGCTTTAAAAAGAATGGAAGACCTTTAATAATAGATTTAATCTTGTCCATCAATTCCTCCGCAGTGTCACCGACGTTGGCCAAGATCATCGCATTTTTATCATGATTAAAAAGTAGGTACCAAACAAGAATTATGGAAGAAGTAATAGATTTACCAACCTGTCTCGGTGCAAGAAAGATATTAAATCTGCTACCCTGATATTCTCTAAGAACCGAATCCTGATAATCCCTCAGTCTGATATAATCCAGTCCGGTATCGGTCATTACCTTACAATACTTGGCAAAATATGTCACGTCTTCCGCGCATTTTTTCATTTCAAGTATCTCGTCTTTGGTATACTCCCAGAGAACATTGGCCCTTTTGAGCTCAGGGTTATTATCATGGAATGGATTTTCCACACTTTTATAATCTAGCCCCTCCTCGTCAACTCTCCTTAATAACTCATCTATTCTGGCGGTTGTCCAATATGATGTTTCCTGCTGGACTCCATTTTCTAATAAATCCTCCATATTATTCTAGTATATCATCCTCGATTTCATATTCATCCGGATCCTCATAGGTATCAGAATCCTGTCTCATCGGATTTTGCGCATCTATCCTCTTTTTGTCTCTAGCATTAACAACCGCATTAGGATCTATGACCTCCGGTTTAACATCGACAATCTCAGAACCTATAATATCTCTGAGTCCCTCCATTATACCTCGTGTTCCTCTTGATCTTAGACCGCCGTCACTTTGGTTACCTGTCGGAAGATAAACTCCATCTGCTCCGGGGATCTGATCTAATACCATCCCACCGGCATGCCTTTTCTCCTCTATTTCCAATTTGGTCTTCTTGTAATTTTGCTCCATTTTTTCCAGGTATGCCTGATAATCCTTAGGCATCTGCATTATCTGGGATTGCAACTGCGCAAGAACTTCAAAGAGTCTAGGGTGCATATTACCTAAATCTATCTCCTCCAGTATCTTAGTAATTGCATGTTGAGCTGATTTTAATTGAAACATCATAGCGGAAAGATTCATAGTGTCCGCTTTTTTCTTAAACTCCACGTGGGATTCTGTTTGATCCAAGTCCACATAAAATTTAGTGATTGAATCTAATAATGCTTTGGCCTCTGACAAAGCAGTGGACTTCTCGCCTGCAAAATCCATCATCTCTGTGGTTTTTAGTCTAGGGAGTTCGTCAGTATCAGGAAGTATGTTATCTAGTGCCTCCTCCATTATGATGGAGTCCAAACTTTCTTTTATTTTTTCCTGCACGACCTTTTCAGGTTTCGGTTTTCTTCTTGGCATATTTTATCTATTTCTTGCAAACTTAGGCATGTTCAATAGAGGTTTGGCGTTATCAATGATGTGTGCGAGCTGCGCGTCACGCACGATGTTTTGGTTCAGTACTGTAGATTGTGTATCTATATCTATCATATTTTTAAATAATCTCACATTGCTTAAATAAATTGGTCCAGTAAATACCTTATATGAATTGTTATCAGTTCCATAATAAGGACTGGAGGTATCGGTAACTTTATCGGACGGAGCCTTGAAAGTTATCGGTGTAGTGAACATTCTAACTTCCTCGTGGACTTTATTAAGCTTACTTGATTGTTCAGCAGGATTTGTTGGATCGTATGACATTTCCCAGATGTTAGCAGCGATTTGCTTATAAACATTAGAAACGTTTACGGCAACACCATACCAGCTTCCATATTCTGGAGTGAATTGTAAAGGTGAATTTATAACGGTGTCATTTAACCTTATCACTAAACTTCCCTGTCCTAAGAAAGGATTTGATGTTTCATCGGTAACACCCGAGTGAATCAGATCAATCCTAATTCCCTTTATATCATCATTCTCAGTTAGATATAGTCCGCTTATTAGGTTTCGGCTTTGTGCTTTTTGCATTTTCCATATGATAGTTCCGTCGGAAAATATTGTGGAATTATTTTTTACTGTGAATCTATATTCATCTATAATTTGAACGACCTCATACCCGCCAGAGTGAAGTTTGTCCCCCTGTATAGCAACATATCCCTCAGGATTAGAAGCGTAGGATTCCCATCTAGATAATCTATGTCTCTTAGGATAGCTGTTAAAGTAAAGATAATTAGAGTCAGAAGATTCTAGAGTTAAACCTAATACAGGATAAGGTCTTCTTAACATTTGCTGATTGTCATAGAAATCCTTAAGAGTAAACCAACATGTATATGCAAGTTCACCGATAGAATCGAGTTCAGGTAATATTTTATATCTTATGGCATTTCTGTATCTATTAGGATCATATCCAAATTCGGAGTCATCAGCGAAAGCTTCATAGAGATCATAATAGTGATTTAAAACTATAGTCCAGTTATTATTAAGATCATATCCTATAATGGAAAGATCCTTATAAACATAAGATCTGATAGGATCTTGTGACATCTGGGTTATTGTGGTAGCATATTGCTGTGGCTTAGCACTCTTAAGTTCTTCAGCTCTCACATCATCGCCAAATAGATCCTCAGTGGTTAATGATATTCCATCAAGTTCCTCCTTGTATGCTGGATCTTGGAAATAAGTATTACTCTTAGGATTGTATTTCTTAAGCTCTATCTTAAAGTAGACAGGAGCATTCATAAAATCTCTAAATAAATACATTGAGTTTATTTCATAGATCCTATTAGTTATAGGAAAATATATGATGTCTCTCTTTCTAGGTTGCGATCCTTTCCCAAATATTCCCTCAAAATATCTTTTATCAATCTGTACCTCAAACGGTTCTTCAAATTGAAGTCCGAACGGATCAAAGTTAATCTTGTTATCTGGAAATTGATTCTGAGGAACCAATAATTTAACACATTTTTCATCGACAACATTAAATATTGTATACTCTCTCAAAATAACATCCTTACCTCTAGCTTGTGGCTGCACTGAGTAATAATTAGCTTCCAATCCAAATACATTATTAACCATCAGACTTAGATCCTGATATAGGTTTAATGCCCTGTTTACAGCATAAGGATTGAACGTGAATTTACAATCAGAAAAAACAACAGGTCTATTTGATATTTCATTCGAACATATTGCTGCGGGCTTATAGATTACAACTTCCGGTGCAGGAGCATAATCAAGATCCAATTCAAAGCTAACAATAACTATCGACGGATCTATAGGCTCATTGGTATTATAAACTATGGTACCATCATCATTCACCAAGACTGAGGTGAATCTAAATTCAGGGTAGAATTTATTATTAGGATCTAAAGTGATTTCAAAAAGATCCGAGAATTCATTGGTAAGTCCACCAAGTGCCGTTCCTACATTTGTCCAAAGAGACCATGTTTTTCCGTCAATACTATATCTAAAATCTATGGAAATATCATTGGCATCTATAGCTGATCCTGAATTGCTACTATTGGAAGCATCTATAATCCACCCGTTAAATTTAGTAACATATTCGAAGGGTTTATCCCAGGTAAGTACTCGGTAACTTCCAATATAAGTGAAGTTTAGAGCACTGTCTAGTTGCTCAATTCTCGTATCATAATACGAAGAGGTTTCGCAAGGTTTATAATATGTGTTTCCATTTATAATAACCTCATGATATCCTCCACACCCTATTTGCTGAGCCCTTGCAGAAGCGGCTCCTGGTGTAGAATATATGTTGTCGACAGATGATTCTTTTATCTTTGATGTGTTTTGTAAACCATCGTGATAATTATACCTCTGCTCCGATAGGTCATATTGTTCTCCATTACCGTCAGTAACGGGTGTTCCTTTTTTCGGAAATTTATCTTCTGGGTAAAAATTCATTTATAGCTAGATACTTTGATTATATATCCGCTATTAAAAAGGTTAGTTAGATCCCTTTGTATAATCAGATTCGATCCAATCTAATATAGAAATAAAGACGTCTTCTGGCTTTATCGTCCTCGTGCATTCAAAATATCTATCAGTTCCCTTGTGAACCGGACACCACCACCAATCTCCTCTATCGAATTTATACTCTGTTTTGGTGAAACATCCGTTGCAAACATCGCGATTTATAATACGAAGACACCTGTCAGAGAATTCAAGAAAAGGATCTGTAAATCCAGAAATAACAACCGTTGGTACTCCTAGTGCCCACGAGAGCCAGGATAATCCGGAGCTTAATCCGATGAAAAACTCACATTGAAGTAGATCACTCACTCTATTCTCAATTGGAATATCTCCGCTTCTATCGATAACTCCTGATAGTGAATTTGGCTCCTTCTGTATAAGAACCACCTCGTACCCAACCATCTTTAACAGGTCTACCAGTCTTTGCCACCCACCAGGATAGTGCCAATACTTAGCACCTGCAGTGGATTCGGTTGCAATACAAACGTATTTCTTATTAGTAGGTCTTTGGTTTATTTTTTTATTAATCAGTGGTCTGATTTCACCAGCGTAATCAACAGCCAAAATGTCACTACTTACTCTTTGCAGAGGTATTGTTCTTGGATCGGTTCTATGCATGTTACGATCGTCTTCCTGATACCATCCAACACCAATAATGACAGACATACCATCCTCCCTGTACCCCGGGGGTCTGAATGTGATATTCTCGTATTGACCTTCAAAAAGATCATTATAAAAAGTGGTAACTATTAGATTTTGAATTTCGTATTTTTTTCTAAACTCCTCTATATAAGGGGCCCAAGCTATATTATCACCCAAGGAGGCACTGTCAATAGAAACACAAACCTTACCAGACTTAAAATACTCCAACATAGAGAATCGATCGACTAAAATTCCATTCTCATCATAGGCTTCCATTATACAATCAAATGCTCCTCTTTTAAAAGCATTAGAAAACATCCCAGTGTGAATTTCCGCCGTGTAGATAATATCCGATCCGTCTCTTATAATAGTTGTAAATCTATTCGACCTTCCGTCAATATTTTTACCGGACACGGATATCTTGGGATAATAATCGAACCACATATGAACCTTAGGTTCAACATTTGATTCGATATACATTGAACCAGCTTTGTTTATTCCAGAATAAACCGATATAGAATTTTTGCTTATTTCCATTCTGGATTTAGTATATTTAGTATTAAAGAAAGATTGGTGTCCCGATTATTAGTAATATAGAACACGTTATTCACATCATCATATGTGTCCAGATAAGTATCTAATCTCTTAAAAACCGAAGGTATTTTCCACGATAATGCTTCCTTTATCGAGAGTGGATTTAATTCGAAGTTAGAAGTGAATAGAAAAAGATCCGCAGCCTGATAAAAAGAATCAACATCGTTTCTTTCTCCCCAGATAAAACAATTGTCTGGTTTGTTCTCCAATAAAGGACCCCAGTAATCCTTAAAATTATCAGCGGTGTTTCCGACGAAATGGTACTTAATCGGTAATTCTCTCTTTAGTGTTTCCCTGGCATACTCAAAAATTTCACCCTGATTTTTGCCAGGGGTAAAAAGTCCGATATTTACGATATGCTTGTAATTGGGATCCATACCAAGCGACCTCATAGTCTCAGTTTTATCCGCTATTAAATCTTCTATCGGATATTCCAATATCTCGGAAGGTACTCCGAGACTACTAAATTTCTGGTCGATCCATTTAGAAACCATAACAAATCTGTCGGGACGATAGATTTTGCTCTGAATAGATGTGACAGAACTATGACAGGTTTCACAGATTAGATATTTTCTATCGTCCGAGAAAATCTTGGATAAAACCGAATCATCAACAAAACTTTCACAGAATTCTTCAAAATGCACGATATCTGGATTTATGTCAGATATGATTTCAAGTAATCTGTTGGCATCGTTAAATATCGGAATGAATCTCTCTCCAAGTAAATTAGATATTCTATTTCTTTGGACAACATAAGCATCGCCCAAATAGCTATATTCCACACAGTAAACCTCCGCAACATCATTGAAAGATTCTATTTTCTTCCAAAGATATTGAGGGAGACCACCAGTAGAAAGATGTGGGGAGATGTATAAGATTCTAGGAATCCGTTGATTGTATTCCGACACCATTATGTGAAATTATTCCTTTGTGAAAATGCCGCTTTCGAAATCTAACTTTCCGTTACCATATTGACCAACAACCTTTACTTGAAGATCATCCTCCTTCTTAGAAATAACCTCCGCTTGACCGTAAAGTGAATCAAGTTCCAGATTTAACATTCTAAGGTCCTTCTCATAGAATGATTTTTGCACATTCAATCTTCCAATTCTAATAACATTCTCTGTTAATTCATCCTTTAATGCTTGGATTTCCAATAGAAGATCTTCCGGTAATTTAATTTGTTCGCTCATATTTAAAATTTACTATTTTTAGTTGTTTTATTCACAATAGTTTCAAAAATTCTCTATTTATAAGTGCACCCGCCAACCCATAAAACGAAGCTTCTTCTAACACCTCGGGTAACCTTAGTGACCCTGTGCATCATGTAGCTTGGGAATACAAAAACAACGCCGGCTCCTCGATGTGCATTTTGTATAGATGATGCGCCCTGCCAAAGTTCAAGATCACCCCCTTCATATTCATCAGGACCTGATAACTGAACCGTTATAGAGACCTTACGGTGGCTTGATCTACCAGCACCTATGTCCTGATGCCAATCATAATGTCCACCCTCCGTTGCATAATATTCGGTATATTGGATAAGCTCAGGTGCTGATATTAAATCAAAATTCCATAGTGCATTATTAGCTTCGGTTGCTTGTGCCATTAATTTTTCATACAACCAATTCCATTTATCGTTTTTAGGTATCCATTTTATGGAGGAGCTCCTTATTTGTTTATGCTCCTCTTGTGAATTTCCGTTATCGATTGTCGCGGGGTCAAAAGGAAGCTCCGCCACGTCGTTATAGACCTTATCAAGTTCATCCTTGGTAAAACACGATAGAAACCAATAATAATTCTGCGGATCGTTATATGGTTGATTGAAATTCATATTTATATTTGTATATTAAAATTTATAACTGCTCTTTCCTTGCTACCATAGAAAGGCTCGACCGAATGGATTATATCATATGGCCATATTAAAAGCATCCCTTTTTTAGGTCGGATATAATATTTCATGCCCCTTATATGGAAAGAGAAAACCCCGCTATATGGGTGATCTGCAATAGGATCTCCGTCGCAGAGATAGTAACCTCCGGAAAACATTACGGGTTTAGCTTCCATGGGGTTCCAACGACAGTGATTATGTGCATTATGACCTCTACCTGAATATGGATCGTAATATTGAAGCCAGCTTTCAGTTATGGCTGCTTCACCCTCCTTTTGAATATCCAAAGATTTTAATAAATGGTAAAATCCGTTAAGTATTCTTCTCTTTATTGTTTTTACCGTTTCGTCATCCGTTTCTAAAAAGTCATTAGGCGGACTCCAAAAACGACTTCCTATCGGAGGAAATTCGTGCTCCTCCACCCATTCATCATGTCTTTCGTAATTTATCTCGTAATTTGATTGACGCTCGGAATCATACACTGTTGGTAATTCCTGACCCATCAATTTCTGTTTATCCGTCAGAATTTTTTTACCCAGGTCGTAAGCTATATCGGAGATCTTATCATCATAAATTCTCTGGTATAACGGGATTGGTGCTAGATGAAAAACGTACGGGTCATCCGTTTGTATTAATGGCTTTTTAAATATCATGTCTATTTGTTTATATAACCCCCATGAAAAGGAAGGTAAAATTCAACTTCCTGATTTAATTCAGCAGCTAATTGCTCTATTCTCTGTTGTTTTTCCCAGAATAAATTCCAATTTTTAGCGTTACATAGCAAATTTTTATCTATCTTCATACCGGGATCACTAATATATGTTAGTGTATATTGTACTTTATTTGCCCCTATGTTGTTTCCAAATCTGAGCATATCTTCCATCTCGTGCAGGTTTAGCATATTTATATTATACGCAGTAAACGACCAATCCCTCTTATACCCCAGATTATTCACCTTGTTAAAATACCTTTCCAGATTTTTCTGTATAGTTGTGTAGTAATCAAGTCTTCTTATCTTTATATAGGTCTCTGGTGTTGCCGCATCGATGGAAAATCCTATACACGATTTACTGGTGTATTCATCAACGAACATGTCCTGATATTTTTCACCAAATAAAGATCCGTTGCAAAAAGTCCAGAATAATATAGAGTCCTTGTATTTTTTAAATTCTATTCTATCTAGCACATCAAACAATCTTCCCTTATAGAAAGGCTCTGCAATTCCTAAAAGGGTAAATGTTTCTAGGTGCGGGATAGCAGGTTTTATAATATCAAGGAGCAAATCTGTATTGTCAGGAATATTCACAAAATTTGAGATATATCTTTCACTCGATCTTGGACACATTATACAGGCAGTATCCGGTGTTGGGTTTAAGCCACCTATATTACACCATGATGAAGGCAGAGCAAGCTCTATCTGTTTAGGGTACTTAGACAGGGTAACATCAAAATCCCTTTCTAATAATGTGAAGTATAACGGACACTTTGTGTTGTTGCAACCAGGATGCATTTTAGAGCTCATCACGGAGTTCTTTACTGAAACCAATGTTTTCCCCTTAAAAGCCTCCTCTATCGTTGTATTATCGGTTAAAATGTTGCCATAGTAAGTTGTTTGATGACAGCAAGATTGGTAAGATCCATCGGAATCTATTTTCATTCTATCAAATGGTAAACTGCAGTATGCTTTCATATATTTACATGTGTTCCAGATATAGATCCATATTTAGAATCTCCTTAATTCTATTATTGAATCTTTTCTGTATTTCTGATATTTTAAAATTTGTTGATGTCATGATATCGGAAACCCCGTTGACGAAATTTGGATGATATCTTTCTATATACTCCACGAGATCACAATTAGCATATAGGAACATCGCGGCCTCGTCAGCGCATCCTTTGAGATCATTCTCCAGAGCTATCCGGAGAAGCTCGCTTCCTATATGGATTTCCCTACTATAAAAAAATCCAAAGTTGGGTAGAATGCACATATCATCGCATTTCCAACTGTATTCTAGGATATACTTATTCGTTTCATTCTTAAATTCAACATGTTCGAGTTCACGGTTAACATAAAACTCCTCTATACCATCAATAGGATTACTAAGGTGTGCATACAGAGGTATCTGAGTGGGTTTATCTGAGATGTACTTATAAAACGAGTCATCTAGCTCCCTTAATATGTAGCAATCCCAATCAATAAACATTATCTCGTGGAATTCCTCCAATGACATTTTTATAGCTATAAGTTTTCGAATTAATGAATTTTTGTGATCTATTTTACAAGGATCTTCCTCGGTTACTATTCTGGTTTCGAATCCCCTATCTCTTAAAAATTTATCGTTATTCTCACCCCATACATATACAATCTGATTATCATATATCGGAAGGGGAGGGATTTCATCTCTGAGCTTTTTCGAATCCCCCCAGTATGCTCTGATTATTTTTATATCGGATTTCATTATATGTGTTTAAGATAATGTGTCATTTTAATAGAATTCTCCAGATATTCATTTACTAGCTTCTTCGATTTATTCACTAAAAAGTCACTCCCGGATTCATCATTAGAAACACCATATA